AACGATTTTGAATAAATGGTTTCATTATTTTTATTAATCTCAACATTAACGGTTCTATCATCAATATTATATGTAAAGAAATAAAATACCCATTTATTTTGTGTGTTTAATATTGGTAGTATTGAATAGTATTCTGAGTTAGATGAAACACCTTTACCTGAATTAATTAAGAACGTGTTTTGTTCATTTGTTATGATATTAACGTTGGTATCATTTATTAATTTTTTATAAAAGAAATCCTCTAAAAAGTTTTGGCAATTATTTATTTCACATTCTGATTTATAAATTTCTTTAGTTGTTATATGTGAAAATTTATTTAAAAAGAAATCGGTTTTAAATGTCATTGCGGTAGTTTCAATACCAACATTAGATGCTGTAGGTAATGTACACAAGAACGCATCTTTTTCATCCAAAGATTCAAACGATTGATTTACATATTCAATGTCATCATGATGTAATATCACATCGTAGGTTATATAAAATACTTTATTAAAATTAAAATCTTTAGCGGATTTAAACCCATTAATTAAATTAGTTAAAACAGGTAACGATTGGTTAGTATCTTTTAATCCATTAATATTAATCTCAACATCAAACTCTGGTTTATAATTATAAAACTTAGTATAGTAAGAATGTTCAGTTGTTGGGTTATTTGAATCAAAAATATAATAGTCCACCATTTTTTGAATCTCATCCGATACTGGATAATGAGAAACCAACATTACTTTTCTACCTAATTTTTTAACTGACTCAATACACTCAACAGTTAATTTTTCACGTGATTTAGTGTTTGGGTAAGTACCGACAATGACCAATTCATTGTTATCGTACTTTTCCTTACGCGGATTTAAAATAGATAATAAATTAGAAATGTCAGTATCAACATTACCCGTTAAAAAAGTAATATTTTCGTAATTATCATACTTTCCACAATAAACATCAAGATTATACATCATCATAGGAATCCTATACTCTAACGCCTCTTTCAATGCGATTGGATTTAGTTCTTTATTATGTCTATCACCTTTTGATGGGAATAGGAATAAATCTGACGCCTCAATAAACGACGGTACATCTTTTCTTTCACTCCAGATAACACAGTTATCCGGTTTATTATTAATTAAAGGTTCCCAATAAGATTTAAAATTATCCGCCTGATTACCTAAGAAATGAAATTTTATTTTATAATCTTTTAATTTATGAGCAATTTCAAAAATATAAGATTGATTTTTTCTTGATGTAAAAAGGCCAACATTTAATACGTGTTTATATGATGGGTCAAAACCGAGCAAATCTTGGTTTTGTTTTTTATTCTTATCTTTATAGTCGACAGGATATTCAACTATTTCATATGGGATATCATATATCGAATACCTAAAGGCATTAAACGCACTAACAAAAATAAATTTATCAGGAAACCATCTTTTAGATGACACAGGAAAACTTGAGTCGTGTGTTGTCTCTAATATAGTATAGGCTCTACCCTCTCGATATAATTCTTTTGTGACAGAGTCATCCATGAAAAATTCAGGGAATTCTTCCATACTAACAACATCAGGTTTAAACTCATTAACAATTCTAATTAACTCGTTTTTATCCTCCCCTAATGAATGAAAATTATTACCTAACAAATTTTGTATTTGATTTCTTTGGACAACGTAAGACCACGCAACAAATGCGTACTCAACGCACTTAATTTCATATTCATCGTTTATTAATTGTATTTTATTTAAAGTTACTTGAGGCGCACCACCAGTGCTTAAATGAGGGGAAATTACTAATATTTTTTTCTTTTCCATTGTTATATTAAATTGTTGTTATAAGCGTAGATTAATCCAATATCATTAGACCCAAAAGTGTCTTCAATTATAAAGTGGTTTAATTTTAATATTTCAATAACCTCATCATAAATTTCTCTTGAGTGGTATTCCATGGCAATCTTACCAACATTGTTTTGTAAGTATTCTTTATTGATAGTACGGAATAAATCTAATTCACCCCCTTCACAGTCGACTTTTAAGAAATCTATTCGAGGAATATCATAATCAGATATTAATTGATTAATGGTGGTTGTCTCAACAATTTCTTCACCAATAACACTTGATGGGCGAAACCCGTTTTTATTTTTTTGTGAAAAATTATTACCATTAACTTCGGTAATCATAAATTTTTCAAAACCGTTTTCACTACTAATTGATTTATTAATACAAGTTACATTATATTCTAAAAGATTTTGTTTCATACTCTTAAAGGTTGCTTTTAGAGGTTCAACGGCATAAACTTTTTTTGGATTAAACATTTGTGAGTATAATGAGAAAACCCCATAATTAGCTCCAATGTCAACAACAACATCATTAATATTAAGTCTAACAAAATCTCTTTCGTATACTTTATCATAAAAGATTTCTGTGACAATTGGGAATAAATCATCCCCCAAATGAGATAATTTAACTTGTTTTGAGTTAATTACTAAAAATCTATTTTGACCAAATAGTTTTAATTCCTGAGAATATTGTAGGTCACCATACATAATTGATAAGGTTATGTTTCTAAGTCTTTTCGCGTTAGATTCACCAGTTGATATCCACCAATTGGTTCCTTTTTGTAACCCCATGTTTGATTTGTGTACGGTTAACCCCGTATTGTCATCGATAATTGAGACCTCGTATGTTTCTTTTATGTCATCACCATTAAAGTCAAAATGGATTACGCCATTTTCTTCAATATTAGTTACTGTAAAAATATTATTCATATTATATGTGTATAAATTCGTTATGGATTATTTGTTTGTTTAATGTCACCTCAACTCTAAATTTTTTGAACTCATTTTTTAAGTTTATCCAAGGACGTAAACACTCATCAATATATTCTTCGGAGTTGTATACCGAAAGTAATATTCCTATTTTCATATAATTTCTAAAATTTTATTAAACACTTGGTCAACCGATGGATGACATTCAAATGTGGGTTTATTTTCCAAACAATTAATTAATGGAGGCACTCCTTGAATATCTCCCCATTCCTTCACCCCATATTTCATATCAGAACCGCAGAACAAACTACACCCACCACCAACATAATGGTATTTATAATCTTGGGAACCGTTTCGATACGGAGCTCTAAATTCTTTGTTAATTGAGCTACCTAATTGTAAAATATTAGAATCGGTTGTTCCGGCTAAGTGTAATAAACCCGAATCCATTGTGATAAAACACATTGATTTATCAATCAAATGCCATGACTGACTTAATGTTGTTTTATTCATTAGGTTAATTCCGTTTTTGATTTCAAAATTAAAGATTGGTTTCTTAACATTAAAAAATCCTACTTCGCTAGATTCTTTTCCTATTGAAACAACACTAATGTTTTGTTCATTTAATCTTTTAGTTAACTCCATCCATTTAACCGCATCCCATGTTCTACTTGGCCAGTTTTGTACAGGATGAATTAGTACGTATTTATCAGGTAACTTATTAATTGGTTCGAAAGTGTCGGGAATATAATCCAACCCCATCTCATCTTTAGTTAACATAAACCCAAGTTTAATTGCGTGATATTGTCTTATGTCTATTCTATTATGTTTGAACTCAATACCCTTATTATTTTTTTGACCATTTTCATAAAATGAATTATGAGATATAAAATTTGAATTTATAAAGTCTCGATTAATTGAACTTGATTGGTATACCTTTTCAACCAACGGATTATTCTTAAATAACTCAGGAAAATCTGTTACAACAATAATTTTTGAGTTATACGAGTCATATAATTTTCTAAGGACAGGTGTGGAACATAAAGTATCCCCAATGGCCTTTGCTTCTGTTAAATCAAGACATATTTTTTTCATATGTAAAATATAAAATAAAAAGGGATAAAATACAGATTAAAGTTTGTTTACTTCACTTTAAGGTAAATGAATTTTCATAGTATTTATTGTAATGACGAGTCTTGTAATAACTAGTTTGAGTGGGGTTGGCCCTTTTACCGTAACATTATGCGATATAACTAACACGTATTGTTATATTGTTGCGACTAATGTAACAACCACTCCATTACTAGTTAATATACCAATACAGTTAACCAATGTTCAACAAATATTGGTTAATGTTACCGATTCCTATAATTGCGTTGATTTACAATTATATAGTTGCCCTGAACCAACACCAACATCAACAATAACCCCAACACCAACACAAACCTTAGGGGGATGTAATTGTATTACATTTACAAACTCAACACTGTTTAACCTTAATTTTGGGTTAGCCGAATGTAACGGAATTATATTATCGTCAGTAATAAATCCTGGTGTAACTTTGTATTATTGTGGACAATCCCCATATGGGGATGTAGGTGTCGGTATTAATGTTGGTAATATTTGTATTAATACATGTTATCCACCGACAAATACTCCTACACCAACAAATACACCAACATCTGTAACACCAACACCTACACCAACTAACACACCTACACAAACTGAAACTCCAACAAATACGCCAACTAACACCCAAACGCCAACTAACACGCCAACTTCAACTGAAACTCCAACTAATACCCCAACTAATACACCTACACCAACACCAACTGAAACTCCGACTGAAACTCCGACTGAAACTCCGACAAATACACCAACTGAAACACCAACACCAACTGAAACACCAACACCAACTGAAACACCATCCCAAACACCTACACAAACACCGACTAACACACCAACAAACACACCAACACCAGGATTATCACCAACCACAACCCCAACTAACACTCAAACACCAACAAATACACCAACAAATACAGTAACACCAACTAACACTCCAACTCCAACCCAAACACCGACAAATACACCAACACCAGGATTATCACCAACCACAACCCCAACTAACACTCAAACTCCAACCCAAACACCAACAAATACAGTAACACCAACTAACACTTCAAGTCCAACCCAAACACCGACAAATACACCAACACCAGGATTATCACCAACCACAACCCCAACTAACACTCCAACACCAACTGAAACACCAACAAATACCCCAACGCCAACTGAAACGCCAACAAATACCCCAACTGAAACGCCAACAAATACCCCAACTGAAACGCCAACTGAAACGCCAACTAACACTCCTACCCCAACAAACACACCAACGCCAGGATTATCACCAACCACAACCCCAACTAACACTCCAACTCCAACCCAAACACCAACAAATACACCAACAAATACAGTAACACCAACTAACACTCCAACTCCAACCCAAACACCGACAAATACACCAACAAGTACACCGACGGTAACTCCGACAAATACTCCAACTAAAACTCCGACAAATACTCCTACCCCAACAAATACAGTAACACCAGGATTATCACCAACCACAACCCCAACTAACACCCCAACACCTACATCAACCCAAACACCAACAAATACCCCAACCCAAACACCTACCAACACACCAACAAATACCCAAACTCCAACAAATACCACAACCCAAACACCTACCAACACGCCGACAAATACTCCAACTCAAACACCAACACCAGGATTATCACCAACCACAACCTCAACTAACACTCCAACACCAACTGAAACTCCAACTAAAACGCCGACAAATACTCCAACAAGTACTCCAACTGAAACTCCAACTAACACACCTACACAAACTCCAACAAATACAGTAACACCAACAAATACAGTAACACCAACAAATACTCCTACGACAACAAATACAGTAACACCAACAAATACTGTAACCCCAACAAATACAGTAACACCAACTAAAACTCCGACAAATACACCAACTAAAACACCAACTAAAACCCCAACTAAAACTCCAACCCAAACTCCAACACCAACTAAAACTCCAACCCAAACCCAAACTCCAACCCAAACTCCAACTCCTACATCAACGTATATTCCGTCTTGGGACTGTAATGGTATTTATTGTTTTGACCCAGGTGATGGTACAGGATATTTCTCTACATTTGAAGAGTGTGACAGTATATGTAACACTTATGATTGTGTCGAGGGTAATTGTGAACAAAATTTCACTGGTGAGGGAGAATATGTTGGTATAATTGAGTGTTTAACTTTTTGTTTACCAACACCAACTCCAACCCAAACACCAACTAATACTCCAACAAATACTCCAACGCCAACTGAAACACCAACTAATACTCCAACAAATACTCCAACGCCAACTCAAACACCAACGACAACTGAAACGCCAACCCAAACGCCAACCCAAACGCCAACTAACACTTCAACACCAACTAACACTCCAACACCAACTGAAACGCCAACCCAAACGCCAACTAACACTTCAACACCAACTAACACTCCAACACCAACTGAAACACCAACTAATACTCCAACAAATACTCCAACGCCAACCCAAACACCAACTAACACTCCAACGCCAACTAACACTCCAACACCAACTGAAACGCCAACCCAAACACCAACAAACACTCCAACACCAACTAATACTCCAACACCAACTGAAACTCCAACCCAAACACCAACAAATACCCCAACACCAACTGAAACGCCAACAAATACCCCAACACCAACTGAAACGCCAACAAATACTCCAACTGAAACACCAACTGAAACGCCAACAAATACTCCAACTGAAACACCAACTAACACTCCAACCCAAACTAACACACCAAGTCCAACTGAAACTCCAACAAATACTCCAACTGAAACACCAACAAATACTCCTACCCCAACTGAAACTCCAACAAATACCCCAACTGAAACTCCAACAAATACTCCAACTGAAACTCCAACAAATACGCCCACCCCAACTGAAACTCCAACAAATACCCCAACTGAAACTCCAACAAATACTCCAACTGAAACTCCGACCCAAACTCCGACCCAAACACCAACTGAAACTCCGACAAATACTCCAACTGAAACTCCAACAAATACGCCCACACCAACTAACACGCCAACACCAACAGTTACGCCAACACCAACTAACACTCCAACACCAACTGAAACGCCAACAAATACCCCAACTGAAACACCAACAAATACTCCAACTGAAACACCAACAAATACTCCAACTGAAACGCCAACAAATACTCCAACTGAAACTCCAACAAATACTCCAACTGAAACCCCAACAAATACTCCAACAAATACTCCAACTGAAACTCCAACTAACACTCCAACCCCAACTGAAACTCCAACAAATACTCCAACTGAAACGCCAACTAACACTCCAACCCAAACTGAAACACCAACAAATACGCCAACAAATACTCCAACGCCAACTAACACTCCAACCCCAACTGAAACACCAACAAATACCCCAACTAACACTCCAACACCAACTCAAACGCCTACACCAACTAACACTCCGACACCAACAGTCACACTTGGGTTAACTCCAACACCAACAAATACTTCAACCCCGACAAATACTATAACGCCAACAAATACCCCTACAACAACAAATACTCCAACCCAAACACCGACTAACACCCCAACCCCAACAAATACACCAACCCAAACATCAACTAACACCCCAACCCAAACTAACACTCCGACAAATACTCCAACTCAAACTCCAACAAATACTCCAACAAATACTCTAACACCAACACCAACAAATACACCAACAAATACAACAACAAATACACCAACAAATACTGTGACTCCAACCCAAACACCAACTAACACTCCAACCCAAACACCAACTAACACTCCAACACCAACAAATACACCAACTCAAACACCGACAAATACTCCGACAAATACTGTAACTAACACCCAAACACCAACAAATACACCAACAAATACACCAACTCAAACACCAACTGAAACTCCAACAAATACTCCGACAAATACTGTAACTAACACCCAAACACCAACAAATACGCCAACAAATACTGTGACTAACACCCCAACTGAAACTCCAACAAATACGCCAACCCAAACTAACACTCCAACTAATACTGTAACACCAACAGTTACACCAACATCACCGCCAGAATTACCAATTTATACTGGTGAAACTGTTTGTGATATTCCATATAACATTAACACAGGGATTACAGGTTCTTGGCAGATTACAGTTCAGTTAGGTTCGTATACGGGAACCGTTGCCTGTACTTTTAATGCATATCAGGTACCAGATAAGTTCCAAGTTTTTTGGGATGGGAATTTGGTTATTGATACAGGGTTTAGGGGTAACGCCATTTTTAATTCACAATTAAATGCCTTAGGATATCCAAGTGTTGTAGGTACAGGTTTTGTTACTGCTTCTTGGACTAAATTAACAGCGTTTCCTGATTTCGCAACAGTTGTGGTTACCGCTCCTATTGATTCAACTAGATTTTATTTTAAATTGGGTTGTCCGGCTGTAACACCAACACCAACGGTAACCCCAACCCACACACCAGCACCAACAAATACCCCAACTAATACTCCAACACCTACACCTTTACCGATAATACCACTATGTTCTGTATTAATTAATGGGGGTACTGACGTATCCGCCTATTTTCCATCATCAAATACTAACGTATTGTTAGGTAATTCTTTTACTTTTTCCCCAGATATTGCACATACAACAACTAAACTATGGTTGTATGATGGGACAATTCTAGAATATGACATAACATTAAGTCCTTGGTCGGCAACGTTCAACAGAACTATCGAATACCCTTTAGGTGTTAATTTAGGGAATGGTTTAGGCTCCATTACCAACACTGAGTTAATCTCAACAGACGATACAGTAACACCTAATCAAATAATTGTTTTAGATATTACCACAAGTACCGCAGTCTCAACTGTAATTGGAACACTAGGGGTTGGTAGGTATGTTTCGGGTGATATTTTATTAACAACTACAAATAAAATATTAGTTACTAATGAAGGTAATGATGGAGTATTCCTTAGTCAATATAGTTATCCGTCAGGTACTTTTGAAGTTGAGGTCGATATTACGTCAACCACAAGCCAACCGTATGGTTTATTTATTGATAGTGGTAATATATATGTTTGTAACAGTGGTGGTGAAATATATAATGTTGATGTTAACTTCCCATACACACAAACATTATCTAATATCTCAGGATTATTTGTTGGAGGAGCATCTCAAGTACCAAGTTGTTGTGATACTAACCTAAACTTACCACCAACTCCTACACCAACAAATACTCCAACACCTACACCAATCGCATAACCAACAACAGAATTATTCATAAAAAAACTAAAGGGTAATACTTTATTAACAACAAATATTTTTTATATTTTATTTAAAAATAAAAACCATGAAAATATTTGTTCAGATAGCCTCTTATCGTGACCCCCAACTTATCCCAACAATCAAATCAATGTTGGAGAATGCCAAAAACCCAAAAAATTTAGTAATCGGAATTTGTCGTCAATACCATCCTGAGGATGGGTTTGATGATTTATCAGAATATGCTAAAGATAAACGATTTAGAGTTATTGATGTTTTATATTCTGACGCTAAAGGAGTTTGTTGGGCAAGAAACCAAGTTCAACAATTATATAAAGGCGAAGAATATACCCTACAAATAGACTCCCATATGAGATTTGAAAAATATTGGGACGACACCTTAATCAAAATGGTTAAACAACTTCAAAAGAAAGGATTTGAGAAACCTTTATTAACAGGATACGTATCTTCATTTGACCCGGACAATGACCCGGAAGGCAGAGTTACGGTACCTTGGAGAATGGCTTTTGATAGATTCATTCCTGAAGGGGCGGTATTCTTTTTACCTGAAACAATTCCTGGATGGGAAACCCTTAAAGAACCGGTTACTTCACGATTTTATTCTGCCCATATGGCATTCACTCTTGGTCAATTTAGTGTTGAAGTTCAACACGACCCTGAATTTTATTTTCACGGAGAAGAGATATCAATCGCCGTTAGAGCATTCACTCACGGATATGATTTATTCCACCCACATAAAGTTGTGATTTGGCACGAATACACCCGTAAAGGTAGAACAAAACAATGGGACGACGATAAAGAGTGGGGAAAGAAAAATGAATTATCCCATAAAAAAAATCGTCAACTATTTGGTATGGATGGTGAAGAGGTAACAATGGATTTTAGTTATTATGGATTTGGAACCGAAAGAACTTTAAAAGACTATGAGATTTATTCAGGTCTTAGATTTTCAAATAGAGCCGCACAACAATATACTTTAGATAAACATTACGCACCTAATCCAACAATTTATGAAACTGAAGAAGAATGGTTAGCAAGTTACGCCACTATTTTTAAACATTGTATTGATGTTGGTTTTACTCAAGTTCCAGAAAATGACTATGATTTTTGGGCGGTAATTTTTGAGGGTAGTAATGGTAATGAGTTATATAGGAAAGATGCGGATAAGGAAGAAATTAATCGATTAAAATCTGACAAAGATGGATATTGTAAAATATGGAGAGATTTTCAAACAACTGAGAAACCAAATAAATGGATTGTATGGCCACATAGTGAGTCTAAAGGTTGGTGTGAGATAATAACAGGTAACTTATAAAAATGGTTAAAATTTACGATGAATATGATTCATATTTAGAGGGAGGACATTTTTCATCACCAAGAAAAAATTTGGGGAATAAATTGTTTATATATTCCGCTTGTAGAATAATTAGTGAACTATTAGGGTATGAGTTAATATCTCCCGAAAACGCGTTAGTAAGAAGAGAAGATACCGAAAATGGACAATATAAAGAAATCCTATTCCCATTTAAAGGTGTTAAAGGAAATATTGTGGATGACCCAATTAAAGTTATTCAAGATGGCGACATCATACAATTAGGTAGTATTGAAAATTTAATACAATCCTACCCAAATCATGGATTTTTAAATCAATCATATTTTTCAAAATATGATTACATTAAACCATATAAGACTAAGGTTAAAGAATATTTTAAAAGTATCGTTAAAGATAAAAGGGTTGGTAACGATTTAGTAATTATGTTAAGAAGTAGTAATTACGACGGAAGTTTTGTTTTACCCGACAGTTATTACCTTAATATTATATCTCAAGAAACTTTTGATAATTTATATATTTCATTTGACCATATAAACAAACATCAATCATTAATTAATAAATTAGAGAAATATAACCCTAAATTAATTGATGGTGATATACTTGAAGTTTTTTCAGAAATCACATCATTTAATACAATAATCGCCGCTCAAGGAACATTTTCTTTTTGGGCTTGTTTTTTATCTAACGCCAATAAAATATATTGGCCGATTACCAATGATGGTCCAAATTCCGGTAAAAACTCAAATAACCCCGTGTTTAACTCATATGTTAATTTAACGGTCGATGATGAACCAAGATATGAATTAATAAACGTAACAGATATATACAAATGATAAAAACAATCAATTTTAGTCTTTTTGGTACTGAAATGAAGTATTACATGGGAGCCGAAAAAAATGTTATAATTAATAAAGAATTATTACCAGATTGGACAACCGTAATATATTACCATCCTCAAAACATAATTCAAGGTTATGTCGAAAAACTGTCTTCATTAGGTGCGACAATGGTGGATGTGTCAAATATAAAGTTAGGTGATAAAGAATCAATTCACTTCCCATATTTTTGGAGATTTCTTTCATTTTTACAAGACAGTCCCTCAATAGTTAGAGATTTGGACAGTAGAATTTCTGAAAGAGAAGTAAAATATATTAGAAAATGGGAAGAAACAAATAAAGATTATTTTATTATCCGAGACCATCCGTGGCATGCACCCGTACCAAGTGGGTTATTTGGTATTAAGAAAAAAATAGAAGAGTTTGAAAAACACTTTATTGAGTTTGTTAATATTGATGAGTTACGTTGGGGGTCCGACCAAGAAATTTTAAGAATTTATATGGAAAATATTAGTGACGAAAATGTGTTTTATTGTGGTTACGATATTCAAACCAATTATATACATAGAGACGATAAAACTTTTTTTATTGGAATGCAAATGAATGAAAATGATGAACCAACAGTCCCAAGTGGCGTACAGTGTTTAAATTACCTAAACGAAATAAATTTATAAAATGAAGTATTGTTTTACAACTTTGGCTGTTGGTGAGCCATATGAAGAATTAACCGCAAAGTTATACACAAGTTTAAGAGATAAAACTCAAAACTGTGAATTTTTTATAACAACAAATAACCCTAACTTCCCTGATTTAGGTGAAAAAATTCACATTAATAGAGAGTCATTACAAAGTCTACACGATTCTAAAGGTGGGTTTAGTTTTCATTTAAATTATAAGTGTTTATCAATTAAACACGTTTTGTCTAATGAAAAACAAATGTTAGCGTTAGACACAGAATTTAAAAAATTTGATTACGTAATCTTTACTGACGGTGATTGGATTTTGGAAAGCGGGTTTTCTGAAGAGAAGATTTTAAATATGTTAAATTATATGGAAACCGAAGGATTTGATTTTGCATTTGAAAGACCTGCAAGTATCGGTGATGGTAGACGAGACCCTGAAAATAGTTTCTATAGAGATAAAATTTATGATTATGATATATTAGAATATGATAAATGGGATGAGGCTCACGTTGTTAATGAACAATGTTTGGTATTTAAAAATAATTATAAATTTAGATTTTTTGCCCAAAGATGGGAACAATTTTTATGGTATTCAATCCATAATGATATTAGAAACTACCCTGACGGTTTTGAGATTGGGGTATCGGCTTTAGAAGCAGGGATGAAATGGAACTACAATGGAGTGTTTAATCACTTTTTACAAGGATGTTTCGGATTTTATACTAAACTTGGTGATTATCACATTAGATTTTAATTATATATATATATTATGTCACACAAAGAACAACAAGATTTCCTAACGTATGTTAGAGACAAATTCCCAAATAAATTTGAGAATTGTAGAGTTTTAGATATCGGCTCATTAGATATCAATGGTAATAACAGGTATTTGTTTACAAATTACGAATACATCGGACTAGATATTGGTGAAGGAAACAACGTAGATGTTGTATGTAGAGGTCACGAATATAATGATGAAAAATTATTTGACGTAATTGTGTCTTCAGAATGTTTTGAACACGATGAATTTTGGGAATTAACAATAAAGAAAGGTATCGATTTACTTAAACCAGATGGCGTGTTTTTATTTACTTGCGCCACAACAGGTAGACCGGAACACGGAACAAAAAGAACATCACCAAGCGATAGTCCATTTACTTCAAGTTTAGAAAACAATTATTATCGAAATTTAGAAGAAGATGATATTCGACAATCAATTAATGTTGATGAAATATTTTCAGAATATGAATTTCAAAGTAGACTAAATTGGCCACAAGATTTGTATTTTTGGGGTATTAAAAAATAAAATATGAAATCAAAAATTGTAACGGCTTATTGGATGGATGTTGAGGGGTATCCATTTCAAGGAGTACTTCCAGTTAGAAAAATAAGATATCAAGGTTCTTTAATTTCTCATTGTACTGGTAGTGGACTACCGGTTATTTGCTATACTCATAGTAAAAATTATGACGAACTTAATGATATTAAAGTAAAGTATAATTTAACTAATTTAGAGTTGAAAATATTAGAATTATCTGATGTAAAATATCACGCTGAAATTGAAATGATTAGAAATAATAATTTTGATACCGATTTGGATGGTAGAGGTCCTGAAATAATGTGGGGAAAATTTGATGTGTTAGAAAGAGAACTTGACGGATTTGATAGGGTTTATTGGGTGGATGTTGGTTTACAACACCCGGGCATATTCCCTTGGATGTACTCTAAAGTTCACAATGAGAATTCTGAAAATTTAGGCGTACCAACAAATTGGTGGGCTCATTTAGATGTGTTTAATTTTTCAAAATTAATTGATAGTGAAGTGTATGATAAATTAAATAAAATCTGTGAAAATAAAATAATGTTTGTTTGTTCATATGGTCCTCAAATAAGTTATCCGTTTTTAAATTATGGAATATTAAACAAATCGTTTGAATCTCCATACCCGGTTGGTGGTATGTTTGGTGGAGATGTTCAAGTATTAAAGAAATATATAAATTTATTTTGGGAATTCACTGAGAAAATTTTAGAAAAAAACTTACTTTGTACTGAAGAAGTAATTATGAAACCGTCCTACGATTTAATTGATAACGATGAAAAGGTTACACTTATGTTTAACGCGTTTGCGTCTGGGGAACACGATGATTATCACTACACTATGTGGAATGAAGGAAAAAATACACCAAAACCTTTCTATATGATGTGGCACAATATAAAAAATTTTAAAATATGAATAAAATAACATTAGTAACCGGTTTATGGGATTTAGGTAGAGATAAACTCACCGAAGGGTGGTCTCGGACATATCAACATTATTTAGATAAATTTCAACAACTTTTACAAGTTGATGTAAATATGATAATTTTTGGTGATGAGGAATTAGAAAAATTTGTTTCAGAGAATAGACGTAATGAAAATACACAATTTGTTCGCAGAGAGTTATCTTGGTTTAAAAATAATGATTTTTATGATAAAATACAAAAGATAAGAACCAATCCTGATTGGTATAATCAAGTTGGTTGGTTAACAGAGTCAACTCAAGCTAAACTAGAGATGTATAACCCTTTAGTTATGTCTAAAATTTATCTTTTACACGACGCAAAAATTTTAGATAAGTTTAATTCAGAATATATGTTTTGGATTGACGCGGGATTAACAAATACAATTCACCCTGGATATTTTACAAGTGATAAGGTTTTAGATAAACTACCTAAGTTAGTTAAGAATTTCCATTTTGTTTGTTTTCCTTATGAAACAACTAGTGAGATTCACGGATTTAAATATCAAGAGTTATGTGAATTAGCAGGAAAACCTGTTAATATGGTTGCAAGAGCAGGATTCTTTGGTGGAAAAAAAGATTTTATTTCTGAAATAAATAGTTTATACTATGGATTAATGAACGATACATTATCCCAAGGATTGATGGGAACTGAAGAGTCGTTATTTACAATTATGACATACAAATACCCTAATTTAATTACTTATTCTGAAATTGAAGGTAATGGGTTAATGGGTAAATTTTTTGAGGATTTAAAAGATATGACAGTTGAGGTAAAATCGGAAGTATCAAAAGATGTTGTTGTTAATAATTTGGACACATCAAAAGTTGGATTATACGTGATTACTTTTAACTCACCAAAACAATTGGAGGTTCTTATTCAGTCAATGTTAGATTACGATAAAGATTTTGTAGAGAAACCAAAGAAATTCTTATTAGATAATTCAACTGATTTATCAACAACACCAAGATATCTTGAACTATGTGAACAATATGGTTTTGAACATATTAAAAAAAATAATATAGGTATTGTTGGTGGTAGAGTATTTGTTGCCGAACATTTTGATGAAACTGATTTGGATTTTTATTATTGGTTTGAAGATGACATGTCATTTTATCCTAAAAAGAATGAAGTTTGTAGAAATGGTTTTCCTCGTTTTGTGGGTAACTTATATCAAAAATCATTAGAGATTATTCAAAAAGAAAATTTTGATTTTTTAAAATTAAATTTTAGTGAATTTTACGGCTCAAACGATATTCAATTCTCATGGTATAATGTGCCCCAAGATTTCAGACAAAAACATTGGCCAAACAATCCTAAATTACCTGTACAAGGATTAGACACCAATTCCCCCAAAACAAAATTTGATGAAATACATATTCACAAAGGATTACCATATGTATTGGGTGAGATTTTTTTATGTAATTGGCCAATTGTATTAACAAAAGAGGGTAATTATAAATGTTATTTAGAGACAAAATGGGCTCACCCTCACGAACAGGTACTAATGAGTTATTCTTATCAAGAAACGGTTAAAGGTAATATTAAACCGGGATTACTGTTATTAACACCAACAGAACACAATCGATTTGACCATTATGACGGCTCATTAAGAAAAGAAAGTTAGTTTAATATTTTATCGTTTTTTTTTAAATTATCTTCAGCCCATAGTGGTTGAAGATTTGTGTAATGACAAAATTTACACATCCCTTCTTTAGTTTTTGATGATGATGATAAATAAAAAATAATTTTGTTTTATCAAGTATTTATAATAAAAACTTTAAATGGATTTCTACATTAAGAAAAACGCAACCTTACCTGTGATTAAACTCCAAGTGGTGAAGGATGGTCGAAGTGACTATGATAGCTTCATGAAAACTATTGAGTTATCGGCAATATTCTTTTCAATGGTTGATTCTGATACAGGTATTCCAAAAATTAGTTCAAGACCGGCAGGATTTGTTGAGAAAACATTCTTAGACCCCAACGCCGAACCAGAATATTACATTTATTATCAATTTACCTCAAAAGACACTAATAGAGTTGGTTCATATGAAGGACAATTTATGTTAAGAAACGATGATGGTGTTTTAATATTGCCAATACGTGAAAAATTAAACATCAACATCCAAGACTCATTTATTGCGGATGACTTAGTTTATGATAGTTGTTATGTTTCAGAATTCCCTTGTTGTGTTAACGGACCTTTTGTTTCGACAACAACAACTTCTCCATGTCCAAGTTGTCCAACATGTCCTGAACCAACACCGACACCTCAACCAACAACAACTACTACGACATATAACCCAACAACAACAACCACACATTCGCCAACTCCAACACCAACATTAACACCAACGCCAGAACCCGAAATTTTAATCAATCCTATCTTAGTTGGTGAAGACCAATATTTGAGTGTTGGGGATAATGAATATTTAGAATATTAATAATCCATCTTTAAAAATTAAACTATTTATAAAATAAAAAACAAATTATGGCATTAACAGGAAAAACAATTGGACAACTAACATATCTTTCGGGAGTAACAACGGATACATTATTTCCCGTAGAATTGAGTGGTGATACATACCATATAGCATATTCTGCGTTCACTAATTCAAACTATAACGAAGGAACTTACGATAATTTATATTCATTTGCCACAGGTGGCACACTAACCGCTGGAAGTTATTATTTAATGACCAACTTCCAAACTTGTTATGACCAACCAAACTACGATAATACCAAAAACCCTATTACTACGGGTAACTATAAAACAGGAACAACAGAGCCAATTTTATTATTGGCAATATCTACAACAGGATTTTCTCCTACCGTATATTCAACATTATACCCTAATGATAAAATAACATACGACATAACTTGGAATACCACCGAAATCACGAGTAGTCCTGCAAAAGGTAGAATCACTGAAAGAATTGATAACTTTAATAATAGAACTGATTATGATAACAGAAGTATTTTATTTAAAAGATATAACGGATATTCATATTACGAAAATCTACCATTAAGTGGTCTTGTTGGGATAAGTGGTTTAACAGGAACAACTGCCGTGTTATATGGTAACACGGGTACAACATTTACCTCAAATTTCTCAACTGGTGACATTGTTTCAGTGCGAAATTTAGACCCTTCATTTTTTGAAGTTATATCTGTTGTAAGTAATTCTTTAGCAATTATATCAGGTGTAACAATAAGTGTAACTACTGACTCACCATATTATTTTGGAATTGATGATGGTATAATGAGTTATTACCAACCTAATATAAGACAAGACCAAGTTTTTGAATATACAACATTTGGTGATGCCATTGATGAAAGTGGAGCGGTTAATAATTATATTGGTAACTATTCTAACCTACATTTAGAATTTGGTACTGGAAATTTTTTACTCGCAAATAATGTATTCTTAATAGGTTCAATTAGAAACAACACCATTGGTAACGGTTCATATAATAACACATTTAATGATGATTGTGATAATAATCAAATAGGTGATGGATTTTATAATAACTCAACGAACAATGATTTTGACGGTAATATAATTGGTGAGAGTTTCAATAATAATTACATTACCTCTAATTTTGACAATAATAGAATTGGTAGTGATTTTGACAATAACATTTTAATTGGTGGTTCTTTTTATAGAAACAATATTGGGAACGACTTTAACAATAATGTTTGGACTAATAGTGACTTTCAAAATAATGAAATAGGAAATCAGTTTAATGATAATAAAATTTATGGTGACTTCTATAATAATGATATTGGTAATGGGTATAATAATAATGAAAGTTACTCAACTTATAATCGTAATTTAATTGGGAACGGGTATAATGGTAATACGGTATATTCACAATTTTACGAAAATAATATTGAACACGTTTTTCAAAATAATACTATTGGAACCAATTTAACTATTGGGACAGATAATTTTAGGGCTAATAGAGTTGGAAACAATTTTGAAGATAATATAATTAAAGTTAATTTTCAATACAACAACATTTTAAATAATTTTAATAATAATACCATATATTGGGAGTTTAGAAAAAATTCAATATTAAATGATTTCAACCTAAACACAATTGGTGGAGTTGATAATTTAGGTCTTCTTTTTGAGAACAACCAAATTATGAATAATTTTAAAGGTAACGACATTCAAGGGGATTTTTGGAGTAACCAAATTAAAACAGATTTTAAGGGTAATGATATATTTGAGGAGTTTGGATATAATAATATAGGATTTGGGTGTTCACCTAATTCTTTTAGTGGTGTAACAACACATAACAATATTGGTGATAATTTTTCATTTAATACTTGTTATGGTTCATTTTCGTACAACACAATAGGAACTGATTTTAACTCTAATGAGGTACAAGATGGATTTGGTTTTGGTGGGTCGTCTTCTCAAGGAAATAGAATTGGAAATGATTTTACAGATAATACCATCGGTGAATATTTCTACAATAATACTATTCCTGATAACTTTTACAATAACACAATTGGTGATTCATTCCAATGGAATATTGTTAATACTGAAGTTAATAATGTTTGTTTAAGTACAGGTATGTTATATAACACAACAACAGTTAATGTATTCAAAAATAAAAATGAAGATTATAGATTATCGTATTACGATGAAGTGGATGTTCTAACAATAGAAACATTAACTGAAGCTCCTTGTTTAGGTGGGTTAAACGTATTAGACATACCAGAAAATGATTTGAATTTCGGATTAATATTATAAATAAATAAAATAAAAAAAAACAAAAAAATGATACAAGGAATTAGAATAACAAGTACAAATTTATCAGGACTAACGGCAAACGTTACTTTTTTACCCACAACTGGTGGAACTATTAATTTAGGGCCTGAAGTAATACCATTTGATAATATTTCGGATTATCCTTACGGAACATACGAATTAGACGTTCCATTATATGATAGAATATATGAAATAGTTGTACCGGCACCATTAACAGGTCAGAGTGCATATACTGAAACAGTAAGAACTGTTACCGTTGACGGAGGAGTACAACCATTCTCAGGAGCGGTATTATCTGAAGTGTGGGGAACATATACAACAGAATATATTACAAATGAAGGAATACCATCAACTGATATTGTTTTAGCTGAAGGTATTTGTTCTGATGACGTTGACGCAGCATACTTACCCGGAAATATCGGTGGATGGCCAACAAGTATTAATTCTTTCTTAGGACCATTTATGTCCGGTGGATTGGCAGGTTATCCGTTTGTTGGTAGTGTCGGATTTGGAGCGTTTTCAAGTCACGTAGCTACAACTCTTGACGGAACCTTGTTCGTTACAAGTATGCCACACATTGGTGTTACTGAAGATGGACGTTCAGGTAGAATGTTAAGAAGAGGTAAAGCAAATAGTTTAACTGATAATACCTGTGGTGCCGTTGCAGGGGCAATTGACCAAGTTGTAAATGTATTAACTAATGCTCCAAATATAGAAAATCCACCATTTGACAATGGTAATTATTCTTTTTGGAAATTAACTGATATTTTATGGCCGCACAAATATTCATTATCAAATTTTACAGGTACTAGTGAAGAAGTATATAATAAACAAATGATTTTAGCAACTGAAATAATTAGAGATTCTGCTTATGATTATATTATTGCAAATTTACCTGCAGCAACCGAAGCAAACACTGAGAATGACGTATATTTTTTAAGTGGTATTTTTATTAATTCTGATGTTAGTTCCGGTACAACACAATTTGAATCATATGTTGTTGTTGATAAAGTTATGAAATATGTGTTTGATGACCAGTGGTATGATATAACTGTTGATTATATGGCTGGATTACCTATTGACTAAATAAATTAAAAAATAAAAAAATGGCAACAAAATATATTGTTAATGATTTAACAGGACAAACCATAACGGGTGACCTAACAATCAATGGAAATTTAAATGTTACAGGAACAACAAGTGGTTTATCGACTTACAAAGCACTATTAACTCAATTAGGTTCCCAAACAGGTACCACCTTAGGTGGTTTTGGTGGTCTTAATGATGGTTTAATTATAGGTGAAACCTATACAATAACTGATTATGTTAGTGATGATGATTTTAGTAATATTGCCGATGTAACAAGTGGAGGAATTCTTAATATTGATTATGTTGGTACCGCAACAAATGGTTCTGGAGTCTTTAACGGTCTTACAGGAACAACAAGTGGTTTGGGTAGTGGGGCATCTTTTGATGTTTATATATGTGGAACGACATATAATTCAATTACCGTTGTAACAAGTGGAGTTGATTATGTTGTGGGAGACACAATAACAATATTAGGAACTGAACTTAGTGGTAGTACGCCTACAAATGATATAACAATTACAGTTACTGGTTTTAATCCTAATCAAACGGGTTGTGTTTTTATTGCAACAGGAGAAATACCAACAAATTGGAGTAACGGTTCTACTTTAGTATCTAGCGGTAATTTAGTGGTAAAAGTATTAGAAAACAATTTGGGATTTGACATTGAGTGGGATTATGGTATTTTTGACGAAGGAATTTATTTTGGAGTTAATTCAACCACAGGACCATTGTATAATACTTTTAATAGAAACACAACATTTGTTTTAGGTGGTGGAAATCCAAATCCGTATATCGGTCCTAACCTATTAGAAACTTTTATAGGTCCTATAAGTATATCCGAGAAAGATGACGCGATTATTGTTGCGGTGTTTGATACGGAGATACTTGAATCAGTTCCTGATAGTTTGTATTATTTTCCTATTGAGATTCAAATTCAACAAGATACCGACACAACACCAATTGTAATAAGTGGAACTGTAGAAACATCTTTTCCTATTACTCTTACTAGTATTGATTTGCGTTGTAATGGAAATTACATCCAATCACTTTACGGAGATGGTACAGTAAATGATATGTCAGAACTTATAACTTACTTAAACTCTGAATCAGATATGAGTTATTTAGGTGTATATTCTGATGACGGTGATGGAGTTCTTTTAGAAATGTCAACCAATTTAGTAAATCAATTCTGTTCTAGTGGAACATTAACGTTTGAGGTATTCAACGATTAAATTTATAAAATTTAAAAAAATGATAAAATATATTAAAAGAAAAAGTGATAATAAGTTTCTACAATCTTTAGAAAATGATGTTTGGGTTGATAACTCAAAGGAGGCTTATGAAATGACATATAGAGAATGTGAGAATACAAAAACCACATTACTTAACACATATACTTCTGAAGAAATAACTGAAGTTTTTAATATGTTTAAGAGTAAACCAATGTCAAGAGAAGAAAAAAAAGAACTACTTAATTTACTAAAAAAATAACCCTATGAGAATAAATATTTTAACAGAAAACGATAAGGTAGAACAAGTAAGAGAAGCTTGGATAAATAAAAATGTTATGAAAATACCTTGTTCATCAACAGGAGAAGAACCTGCAACTCATTGGTTTTGTACAATGGCAGGTTCTGAGGAAAAAATGAACTCTATTTACGCTAAGAAAAACTTATCTATAATGGAATTAGAAATTGGTCCAAAAGAATTTCTTAATAAATGGAATCTGAAAATTATAAGATAGTAAAAAATTTCATCAGTAATGATGAGGTCAAAATAATTGTAGATTGGGTAGATTCATTAAATCCTGAAGACGGTGACCCCAATTACCACTTAAGTGAAATCTCAAAAACACTAAAGGGAAAATCTTGTGTTATAGACATCTCAAATACCGAACTTACAAACTACATTACAAACTTTCAATCAGTTTCTAAAGTTTCAAATCAAGAGACACCCCCAATTATCAAAACTATTTTTAAAAGGATATCTGAAAAAAATAACCTACCCCTTGATAATATCTTTATTCAAGCGGTTGATATGAAAAAAGGTGGTAAAATACAACCCCACTATGATGCGTCGATTGATGGTTACATAAATTATAAGTGTAACATAAGTGTGTTATCAGAAGATTATAAAATTTTTATAGACGGTTCTTCACCTGTAATAGAACAAAAAGACCTATACTGTTTTGAGGCTTCGTTATACAAACATTGGACAGAAGAGTTTAACTCAAGAAGAGTTTTTTTAAGTTTTGGGTTTATAGTTCCATATCATGTTTTGGGTAGAACTCATGACGACCCAAGAGTTAGATTAAGTCAAAGAATTGAAAAATATTTTCAAAAACTTAGTTGATATAAAACAAAACAAAACCTATATTTATTTACGAAGGTAAATGCCGACCTTATTCGGTAGCTAATACACCAACTAAAATAATTTATAGTGATAAGTCAAGAAGAAATTAAGTCGTTTCTTGAAGGGAGCGACCCTGAAGAACATATTGTGGCCATAGAGTTTGATTATGTCACAGATTCTATATACAAAATTAAAGAAATACCTGGTCAAGGTAAAATAATCAAAAAAGATACTTTCACGGCATTTGCTTGGGTTGGTGACTTAAGAGGTTTGAATTTTTATTCATCTTCTAAGGACCAACAGAAAGCGGCAATGACCAAATATGGTATTGTTATAGATAAGTTAGAAACTGAAGGTAATGAAAGATTAGAACAAGGACTTAAGTTCATGGTCAAATCTTTAAAAGGATACCGAACATTAATACAATTTTTTAGGGACGGTGGGTTAGACCCATGGTCAGAACGAGCTAAAAATTTAATCTTAGTTCTTCCTCCTGTAGAACAATATCTAATCTCAAGGGAGAAGAGGTTATTCAAAGGGTACGAGGAATATAATGACATCACGAGACTCGGATTCGACTTAGAGACGACCTCTCTTGAACCTAAAGACGGTCGTATATTCATGATAGGAATCAAAACCAATAAAGGATTCCAAAGAGTTATTGAATGTGCTGACGAAGACCAAGAAAGAAGAGGTATTGTAGAATTTTTTAGAATTATAGATGAATTAAAACCATCAATTATTGGTGGATATAACTCTTTTAACTTTGACTGGTTTTGGATATTCGAAAGATGTAAGGCTCTAAATTTAGACATTAAAAAGATATCAAAATCACTAAACCCATCAAGGCCAATCTCTCAAAAGGATGGTATGTTAAAACTTGCTAACGAGGTTGAGAGATTTGTTCAAACAGGGTTATGGGGGTATAACATCATCGACATCATTCACTCTGTCCGTAGAGCTCAAGCAATTAACTCAAGTATTAAATCAGCGGGTTTGAAATATATAACTCAATACATTAACGCTGAAGCGCCTGACCGTGTATACATCCCCCATGAAGAAATTGGTTCTATGTATGCCAATAAAGAAGAGTTTTGGTTAAACGTAACTAATGGGAAATACAAGAGGGCGGATAAACCTGAGTTTAATAATTTAGACACTCGTTTTCCTGGCACCTACATTAAAGTTACAGGTGATAATATAGTTGAGCGTTATCTTGACGATGACTTAGAGGAAACGTTAACTGTCGATGATGAGTTCAATCAGGGAACGTTTCTATTAGCATCAATGGTACCTACAACATATGAAAGAGTATCAACAATGGGTACCGCAACATTATGGAAAATGTTGATGTTAGCTTGGTCTCATAAATACAAATTAGCAATCCCAAAAAAACAAGAAAAGACAGAATTTGTTGGTGGTTTATCAAGACTACTTAAAGTAGGGTATTCAAGAAACGTATTAAAACTTGACTACTCTTCTCTATATCCATCAATTCAGTTAGTACATGACGTATTCCCTGAATGTGATGTTAGAGGGGCGATGAAAGGAATGTTATCTTATTTCCGTAATGCTCGTATTATGTATAAAAACTTGGCGTCAGAATTTTATGATGTGGATAAAAAGAAATCATTATCTTATGACCGTAAACAATTACCGATTAAGATTTTTATTAACTCAATGTTTGGCGCGTTATCCGCACCTCAAGTATTTGCGTGGGGTGATATGTATATGGGGGAACAAATTACCTGTACAGGTAGACAATATCTTCGTCAGATGATTAAGTTTTTTATTAAAAAAGGTTATACTCCACTTGTAATGGATACTGACGGTGTCAACTTTGCTAAACCTGAGGGGTGGGAAAATAGACGTTATATTGGTAAAGGTCTTAACTGGAAAGTTAAAGAAGGTAAGGAATACACTGGTGATGATTCGGACGTTGCAGAATTTAACGATTTATTCATGAGAGGTGAAATGGCTTTAGATACTGATGGTACTTGGCCGTCATGTATTAACTTGGCTCGTAAGAACTATGCTGTTATGGAGTCAAGCGGTAAAGTTAAATTAACTGGTAATACAATTAAATCTAAAAAATTACCACTATACATTGAGGACTTTTTAGATAAAGGGGTTAAACAATTACTTGAGGGTAAAGGTCAAGAATTTGTTGAGTGGTACTACGAGTATGTTCAGAAAATATTTAATTTAGAAATTCCTTTAATGAAAATTGCCCAAAGAGCTAAAGTTAAATTATCTTTAGATGATTATAAAAAACGTTGTACTCAAAAAACCAAAGCCGGCTCATTAATGAGTAGAATGGCTCATATGGAGTTAGCCATCAAACATAATCTAAACATTCAGTTAGGTGATGTTATTTATTATGTAAATAACGGATTAAGAGCTTCTCATGGTGATGTTCAAAAAATTACTAAAGCTAACTATACTAAAAAAGAATTAGATTTATTTTCCCAAGAAAATGGTAAAGAACCTGAGAATAAAAGTACCTCAATAATACAACTTAATTGTTATATGTTAGAACCAACTGAGATTGAGAATAATCCAAACATGAAAGGTGAATATAACATACAAAGAGCCATAACAACCTTTAATAAAAGAATTGCTCCCCTATTAGTAGTATTCAAAGAAGAAGTTAGAAACGGATTAATTGTAAACAATCCTGAAGACCGTGGTTTTTTTACTAAGGGACAATGTGAATTAATTAATGGAGTACCATTTAAAGAGGGTGACCAAGATACCTTAGAGGAAGTGTTAACTTTATCTGATGGTGAAGTTAAATATTGGGATAAAAGAGGAATGAGCCCTGATTATATATATGAATTAGCTTCTGAAGGATGGGAAAAGTTTATAAATTAACTTAACTTTAATCCATCAGAGGATATAATGTACCAAACATCGTCCATCATAAGAAATTCAACACAAGCACCTTTATCGATTAAAATTTCGTCATAGTACTCGTCAATTTTATTTTTACTAGGAACAATTAATACTTTTGTTAATGTTTTAATAACAATATATTCTGTAGTGTCTGAGTTTAAAGTTATTTTTGATTGTTCAACATCTTTAACTAATATAAACTCTTCACCATTAGTACTATAATTAGGTTCTCTGACAACTAATCTAAGTTCGGGGTTTTGAGACATACTAACGGGCGGTTGAGTTTCTCTACCCCCAACAAATATTTTATCCCCAATTTGTTTTCTACCAAAATTTTTTCTTATTGTCATATTAGATTACATATATTTGTCTTGGCATTGCTCTAAACTTAAGTGATTTGTTTAAATTCTCCGCCAAAAGAGCTTCACGCTCCATTACTTTATCAGGTTTTAATCTGGCTAAAGTACCCTCAACACCAATTAATTCCTCTACTAATTTAAGTTTTTCGTCTTTACCTTCAGTTAATAAACTAGTATAATCCATTGTTAATTCACTATCAGGTGTTTTAATGTTACCACTAAATTTACCTCTAACTCTACCTAAAGTTTCTTTACAAGTTGCGATGAAATATCTTCTAACCCATTGTTTTGCGGGGTTATTTAATTCGGGCCAAGAGAACTTATCTAAAGGAACATCTGAAGGCATTTTAATAATGTCAGGATTATTTTTTAAACATTTGTCTCTATCTTCAGGACCAACATCATAATACCAATACCATACTTTACCCCTATTTAAATTTCTATTACCAAAATCAAATTTACCACCAGGTGTATTCATTAAATGAATTGCTTTTTTACCTTCAGGTAACGCGGTTATTGTATAGGTTAAATCTCCTGATATAATTCTTCTTTGAATATTAATTTCTTGCATTCTTAATAACATATCAAATGCTGGCATCATAAAATATGACCCCGTATTACCCATTTGTGAAAAACCACCAGGTCCACCAATTCCACCACCGCCTAAACCTCCAAATGAAAAAGCATCAAAATATACACCATTTAAGTCTGATGGTGTAAACCATAATAACTCGTTAATCTCTCTATGTGCGGGTATTTCGTAAATTTGTTGATTAGGTTCTAATTGTATATAGTCTTTTTTAAGGACCCAATCACCACCAGCTTGTAATCCAACAATTTTAGAATAGGCGTAAGTATATCTTGTTTCAAAGTCTAATGTCTTTGTAACAAAGGCTCTTGATAAAGATTGTGTGTCTAAGTTTAATCCCCATAGATTTGACCACTGAGATTCAATTAACCAATTTTGTACGTATTGAGAATAGTCGTCAATTGCGAATTCCAATAACGTATCCATTTGTTCGTCCTCTAATTCAACCGAACGTAGAGGTGCCCCAAGTAAATGTCTTACTTTAGTATATAATGGGCTTCTTTCATTTTCTGGTATTATTGCCATGTTTTTCGTTTCTATATAAATATCAATTTAGTCGGTAAATTAAATTAGATTCCGGGAAAACATATTGACCCCCGATTATCTTAGTATTTTTATTACTAAAAACTAACACTTCTTTATTATTTTTTGTAAATATTAACCAATCAGTTGAATATTTTTTAACATTTGCGGAACCTGAGACATGAATTTCACCATCAACATTTTTTATATAGGTGAACGGTTTAACCTGACTTGTTAATTTAACGCCATCAACTATGATTTCACAGTCAATACCATCAATCATATCTTCTTTACTTCCTAATTTACCAACAGAAATAACGTTATCATCACCAAATTTTTTCTTAAGAATCTTAACTGTTTCATCCTCTCTTTTTTGTCCCCAACTATTAGTTTGAGTTAAAATTTTCATTAAGTTTTGAAATGTTGAGGAATTTTGAGAAAAAATTCTGAACTTATAATCATCTAGTACTTTAACAAGTTTTTTAACTTCACTAATTTGTTCAGATGGTGTTAGGCCAATCATTTTAATTTCAGGTTTATCTTGTTTTTTAAGTACTTGGTTAATATCGTTTAGTAGAACACAGAAACAACTATAATTTGTGTTTAATTTGTTAATTACTGAACGTCCGTCACTTTCTAAATTATAAACTCCTGACATCTCACCAGGGGCAAATTCGTTATTTTCATAAAAGTTTTCAGGAAAGACTTCTTTCATCATTTTATTAACACTCATTTTAAAGATTTCTTTAACTTTTGGGTTGATATTAAATATAAATCTAATCGCCTCGTTAGTATCTCTACCACATCTTTCAGATTTACCTTCAGAGATAACTGTTTTTAACATAAGACTTTCATTTAATTTAGATTCAACCTTTAATTGGTAAAGTTTGTTTACAAATTCCCAATTAACACATTTCCAAAAGTTTTTAATATAGTCATCTTTTTTGTTTCTATATTTCAAATAGTAAGCATGTTCCCATAAATCTAATCCAAGTATTGGATAACCACCATCTTCAACAACGTTCATTAAAGGATTGTCTTGATTTGCTGTGGACACAATTTTTAATTTATTAGTCTTTGTTAAAACTAACCAAACCCATCCCGAACCAAATCGTTCTTTTGCAACTTCCTCAAATTTAATTCTAAATGAATTATAACTTTTGAAGTCTTTATTAATTTGAGTTAAAACTTCACCGTGAGGTTTTTGAGTTTCAGGAGTTAACATTTTCCAAAATAACGCGTGGTTAAAAGCACCACCTGCGTTATTTCTAATGTTTTTATCAAATCTACTTATTGATTTTATAATTTCTTCTAACTCTAAATCCCCATATTTTTTTTTACTAAGAGCAGAATTTAATTTATCAACATAACCTTTATAATGTTTATTATAATGGTAGTTCATAGTTTCTGAGTCAATAAATTGTTTCAGGGCTGAGTAGGCGTATGGTAATCGTTCGATTCCAATTCTTTTCATTTCGTTTAAGAAAAGTTTTTGATTCTCATTTTTTTCAACCGTTTTAATTTTTTCGGTTATGAGGTCAATTTTTTTTTCAATATTTTTCATAAGGCTTATTTTATTATTATAAATAAGCGGAAGTTTCAAATTATCTGCGATTGTTTATTCTATTCATCACTTCTTCAATAAAGTCGGCTTTATCTAAATTGTCACCCATAACGGTTTCAAATATATTTTTCTTCTTTATTAAAATGTCATAAATTGCTCCCTCAATAGTATTTTCAAATATTGGGTAATAAACTGATACATTAGATTTTTGACCGTATCTGTACGCTCTATCTTCCGCTTGTGTGTGGTCTGATGGAACAAAAGATAAATCATTCATGATTACGGCCTCAGCGGCGGTTAAGGTTAACCCAACACCTGCGGCTTTTAAGTTACCAACAAAAACTGTAATCTTTTCATTATCCTGAAATTGGTCAACTGCGTGTTGTCTCATAGATTTAGAGGTTGACCCATCTAATCTAACCGCCTGTTTACCAAAATGGTCGGCAATTTTATTTAATGTATTTGTGAAATTAGTAAAAATAATAACCTTTTTTCCTTGGTCAATTATATTCTGAACTAATTCAATCGTATCGTTAATTTTTTCTTCCGCAATGACTTGTCTAACTTTCATTAACTTACTAAATTGTACCGTTAACGATGAAGATTCGTCTGTTTTATTTTCATACCAATCATAGTACTCTCCCATTAAGCCTTCATATAATTTAGATTTAAGTCTTAGGTAGACTGGCGATATTATTTTGTCAGGTAAATCAAGTACCTCAGTTTTTAAACGTCGTAATACTTGTCTTGAGGTTCGGTCTCTTAATTCCTCTAAGTTAGATGCCCCCGTAACATTCCAAACTTTTCTATTTCCCGCTTTAAATTGGTAACCTTGACAATACCTAATGGCATATGCCATCCAATTCTGAGCTACGGGACTCTCAATGAGTGATAACAAGTTAAAATAATTCATTGGTCTTGATGTCATTGGTGTTCCCGTTAACAACCAAAGTTTATCAACACTTTTAACAAAACTATTAACTAATTTAGTTCTTTGTGCTTGACCGTTTTGTAAATAATGGGCCTCATCAATAATGATTATACCAAAATTACTTTTATATATTTCAGATTTTTCTTTATCTTTTAAATCGTAAAAATTTTTAAGAATATCGTAATTAACAATTACAAAATCGTGTTCTTGGGAGAAGTTTTTACCTTCGGCAATATAAACACTCCTATCTGTGTAGTTTTCAATCTCTCTTAGCCAATTTATTTTTAAAGAAGCGGGACAAATAATTAATATTTTCTTAACACCTGTTTCTAAAGCGGCAATAATGGTGGAAGTTGTTTTACCTAAACCCATATCATCTGCGAGAATAAATCTTTTAGCCCCGGCAAGTTTCTCAATGGCAATTTTTTGATGTTCTAATGGAGGTCTGTGAGAGTACTTTGAATAATCCACCTCAACATTTTTAATTGTGTGTGTCTTAATTAAAGCTCCTTTAGGTAACCAAAACTCGTGTATAGTTTCCCCCGATAACACTTTTCCCCAAACATGATAGGCTTTCTCTTTCTCAACCAATAACTTCTCAACCCAAACTTGTTCAGGTATTGTAGTTAATAATTTTTCGTCAGCAATTTTTTTGGCAAAGTAAGGGTCAAGGTCAACCCATTTTTTTCCAACTTTAGGTGTTACATCGTAATAATTAATAATATAATCAGATTGGGCTCTTGTGGGATAAAATTTCTTATTAGATTCTTTTTGAGTTTTTAATTTTAGGATATAGTTATTTGCACCTGAATAAGTTTCAAGTAACTCTAATGCTCTTCTCTCTAATAGAGGTTTGTTATTTTCTATATTATTTTCCAAAAGATTTGGTTTGAGTTAAAAATAAGTAATCTTTTAATATTTATCAATATGTCAACTAATAAAGTACCAATTACTCGAATAGGGAAATTCTTTGGAGATGAAGATTTCAATTTAGACCTTTCAATAGGGGAGGAATGGTTATATGGTGATATGAACTTCACATTAGTTCTTTATCGTATTGATAGACTGAAAACAAAAACCGATGATGTTTATGGTGAAACTGTTAGTGATGGTATTAAATTTTTACCACCAATAGAGTTTAAAGGGTATGTTCAAATTATGGCACCTGAAAATAAATATTTAGGTAATTCAAAAATAGAACAATTTGAGCCGGGTAATATTAAAGTGTCAGTTTACCAAAGACAATTGGATGAGTTAGGTGTTGATATTAGTTATGGTGACTATATTGGTTACTATGAAACAGAAGATAGAGTTAGATATTATACCGTAAATAATGACGGAAGAGTCATCTCAGATAATAAACACACGTATGCAGGGTTTAAACCGTTTTATAGAACTATTATGGCGTCAGCGGTTACTAATAACGAATTTAGAGGTTTATAATGAAAATAATAATAACAGAATCTCAAGTGGCATTAATAAGAAGGTTAACTGAGTTAGAACACTATCTTGATATGGCTATTAAAGAATTAAATGAGGATATAAAAAGTGGAAGTCCAGGTAATAGACCTGATAATTTTGGTGTTTACGAAGGGTGGGTAATGAATAGAACTAAACGGTATTTTGAAAATAATAATCCAAATCTTGAATGGCTAAGTCACGATTTTAAGATGTTAGTATCAGGACAATTTAATAATAAAATTAGAAAAGGTTTTAATCAAGTTAAAAATAGAAGATGAAAATACTAATTACAGAAACACAGGACCATGATAATTCTGAGGATAAGTTTAAAGGTGAAAGAGTTATGGTTTATTATAATTTACACAAACATACTTTTTCTGTGTCGTATAAATCAAAAGTTATTTTACATGCCGATTACGTTAAATTAAAAGATGTTGAGTTTAGAGTTAGAAAGGCTGGTAAAGAACGAGTTAGACGTGAAATGGTAAAAAATGTTCACGCATTTGTTATTGGTGATTTAGTTGATTATTGTCAGTCGCCATGTAAAAATATTCCTAAAGAACCAACGGATAATGTAATAACGTATAACCCTTACAAGTATGATAGTTTTGTATATAAATCGAATAAAAACCCAATATACAAAACAAAAGAAATTGATATGATTAATTTAAAAAACAAATTATTCGTAATAAAAAAAATAAAAAAACATTAAAATGCCATTACCTAAAATTAAAAAAAACATTCCTTTGACACAGTCAAAAACTCTTTTACCTAGAAGACAGGAATTGGTTGATAAGATTAATAGGGATGGTACCTATCTCCCTAAATCAATATTACATGCCGACTTGGACGGTGGGTTTTTAAATTTTGTTAAAACAGATTTAAAAACTGTTGTTGACGGAAAGGTAATACCTATGGTTGATATTTTAGTTACAACTCAGAATTGGTCTCAATTCACGGAAACTTGGAACATTCAAAATATTGATAAAAATGTCGAGCCCCCATTCATAACAGTTGTTCGTATTCCTGAAGTTAAGTTTGGAACTAATCCCGCAACACTATACAATATTCCTAATAGAAAACAATATTTCTACGCACAAGTACCTACTTGGGACGGACAAAGACACGGAGCGGACATTTATAAAATACCACAACCTGTACCTGTTGATATAACATATAATGTTAAGATAGTATGTAATAGAATGAGAGAACTAAACAGTTTCAATAAAAATGTAATTGAGATGTTTGCGTCAAAACAAGCCTATACTGTGATTAAAGGACATTATATTCCAATAGTAATGGGTAATATTAGTGATGAATCGGTATTTGATTTGGAAAAAAGAAAATATTATGTACAAAGTTATGAATTTATATTACTTGGTTTTTTAATTGATGAAGATGAGTTTGAAGTTTCTCCAGCAATTTCAAGAGTATTACAAGTTGTTGAGTTTGAAACACAGACAACAAGAAAACAACCAAAAAAACTTTCAAACCCCGCAAGTACAACTTTAGATGTTTTATTTGTCGTTGGAAATAATATTATTACACAAATTTTTGATTATACTGTTGACCTAAATTTAGGTGAAACCGATAATGTTGAATCGTTTGAGGTGTACATTAATAACGACTATTATGGCTCTGATATTGAACAAATTCAAATAAACACTAACGACACTCTTAAATTAATTATTGTTAAAAATGATGACACAAAAGACAGTATAATTAAGCTCAATAATCTATTGGTTTAATTCTCTCCGTATATATCGGGTTTTCCTTTACATTTCTCAACAATAAGTCTTTCTAAGAAACGATACATCTTTATCCCTCTTTTTTCACAATAGGTCTTTAAGATATCATGAGCTTCAATCGATATCTTTAAATTCTTTATTTTTTTTTCGTTGTTATCCATGGTAGAAAAAAGGCAGAATTTATTCTCCCTAATAATAAATACTTATAGGAAAGTAAAGTGTTTTGGTTTTTTTTATAATATTTATCAATAAAATAAATTAATTAAGAAAACACAAGACTAATGGCAACAAACAGTAAAGTATTTGTATCACCTGGAGTGTATACTTCTGAAGTCGATTTAAGTTTCGTAGCACAGAGTGTAGGGGTTACTACACTAGGTATTGTAGGGGAGACATTAAAAGGTCCAGCCTTCGAACCTATTTTTATTACAAACTTCGACGAATTCTCAACTTACTTTGGGGGAAGTTCTCCCGAAAAATTCATAAATACTCAAATACCAAAATATGAAGCGGCGTATATCGCTAAATCTTATTTACAACAATCTAACCAATTGTTTGTTACAAGAATATTAGGTTTATCAGGGTATGATGCGGGTCCATCATGGACAATAACAACTAAAGCAAACGTAGACCCAGCAACAGTAGATTTCTATTGTGAAAGTGCTACTACGGTTAACTGTATTGACACATGTGTTGATTATAAAGTAGTTGACTTTGCAATTGATTTCTCAGGTTGTAATAACAGTTTTGGTTCAATATCATTTATTAACCCAACACAAATTCCGGCAGAAATTGCTGAAAAATTAGACATTCCTTACGAATTGTTTGATGGAAGTTTATCAACTGTTCGTACAAACATGACTAACCAAATTTTTGATATTCTAAACGAACCGTCTTCAGAAAACACCTCTATTTATTATTACGGACCAATTTCAGGAGAAACTTACGAAGCGTTTAGTCCTATCTTTACTGCAGAAACAAATGTATATGGTGTTAATAATGTTGACGCTAACCTTATTGATTACGCGGCACCAGAAAATGACCCTTGGTATTATAGTTTATTTGATAATCTTGGTAGTGCGGCATATAGTGGATATTCATTTTGGTCTATTGTCACAGGTTTGACTTTAACACCACCTGTTATAACAACGACAACAACATTACCAGGAACAACAACAACAACAACAACAAATCCTTGTATTACACCAACCCCAATATCAACAACAACTACAACAACTGCTGCACCTGTTAATTGTTATACAGGAACTTTAATTGGTAGAATTTATGTGTTTTCAGGAACTGCGTTTACTGATTATGATGATTTAGTAATTGCAACACTTCGTTCAAGAGGTTTGGCGACATACTCAACAGATGATGGACCTGTTTATGAGGTTAGCGGATTAACAGATGTTACTATGGATTGTTTAGGTGCATATTCAGGTGTAACTAAAAATCCATACGCAACATTTGGTATTAATATTACAAATAAAGATGGTAACACGTATTTCTTTGAAACATCATTCCAAAATTCTGACCCTAAGTATTTACCAAAAGTATTTGGTTCATCTAACTTTGCAAAACCAAGAACAGTAGTTCCTTTATTTGTTGAAGAAAGATTCCAAGCTTTATTAAACTACGGATGGAGAAAAGGGTTTATTAGAGGTTTAAGTTGTAACTTAACAGCTTTACCTAACGCAAGACAAGGTTCTGACCCTACATCAATCGCTTGGTATTTAGAACAATATCAATCACCAACATCACCGTGGGTAGTATCGGAATTAAGAGGTAACAAAGTTTACAACTTATTTAAATTTACAACAATTGCTGATGGTGAGGCGGCTAACACGGAGGTTAAAATTTCAATAGCAAATATTTCATTTAACAATGGAACATTTGACGTATTAGTTAGAGATTTCTTTGATTCGGACTCAAGTCCAGTTGTTATTGAAAAATTCACTAACTGTAATATGGACCCTAATGATAATGCGTTCATTGCGAAGAAAATTGGCACTATTGACGGTGAGTATGAATTGAATTCTAAATACGTTATGATTGAACTTAATGAAGACGCACCAATTGACGCATTACCTTGTGGATTCTTAGGATTTAATTTTAGAGAATATGCGGGTGTTAGACCTCCATTCCCAATTATTAAACAAAAATATGATTTTCCAGGTGAGGTAGTATATAATCCACCATTTGGTTTATCTTCAGGAGCTGACGATATTACAAGAAGTAATGGTGATAATGTACGTAGAACTTATTTAGGTATTTCTGATACTATAGGTATTGACGTTGATTACTACTATTACAAAGGTAAACAACTTCCTTTAGATATTTGTAGTGATTCTACGGGTGAAGATTGGAACTTTAGAAGTAGAGGATTCCATATGGATATTGATGCAAGTGGTATTACTATAGCTAATGCATTTGTAACAAGTGGAACCCCAGCATTCTATTGTGGTAGTGCACCGTTTACTAAAGACCCTGATACAGAAGCTAACCCTTACTACAGAATTTTTGCTCGTAAGTTCTCATTCTTAGTACAAGGAGGATTTGACGGATGGGATATCTATAGAGAACATAGAACAAACAGTGATAGATTCGTATTAGGTAGAAATGGATACTTAAAAGGTTCATGTCCATCAATCAAATATCCTACGGCGACAGGTTGGGGAGCATTTAAACAAATTACGGTTGGAGATAACACACAAGGTTACGCTAACACCGATTACTACGCTTACTTATTAGGACAAAAAACTTTTGTTAATCCTGAAGCGGTTAATATTAATTTATTTGTTACACCTGGTGTCGATTATGTAAATCATTCTGACTTAGTTGGAAGTGCGGTTGATATGATTGAAAATGATAGAGCTGACTCACTTTATGTTTGTACAACTCCTGACTTCAACATGTTTGTTCCAACAACAACTAATACGCAGGATTTAATTTATCCACAAGAAGCTGTTGATAATTTAGACACTGCAGGAATAGACTCTAACTATACCGCAACTTACTACCCATGGGTATTAACAAGAGATACTGTAAACAACACACAAATCTATCTACCTGCAACTGCTGAGGTTACAAGAAACTTAGCTTTAACAGATAACATAGCATTCCCTTGGTTTGCCGCGGCGGGTTACACAAGAGGTATTGTAAATGCTATTAAAGCACGTAAGAAGTTAACACAAGAAGATAGAGATACTTTATATCAAGGTCGTCTTAACCCAATTGCAACCTTCTCTGATGTTGGAACTGTAATTTGGGGTAATAAAACACTACAAGTTAGACAATCAGCTCTTGATAGAATTAACGTAAGAAGATTATTACTTCAAGCTCGTAAATTAATTTCTGCGGTGTCTGTAAGATTACTGTTTGAACAAAACGACCAAAAAGTAAGACAAGATTTCTTAGATGCGGTTAACCCTATATTAGACGCAATCAGAAGAGACAGAGGTTTATACGATTTCCGTGTAACAGTTTCTTCAGATGCTGCTGACTTAGATAGAAACCAAATGACGGGTAAAATCTACGTTAAACCTACAAAGTCGTTAGAATTTATAGACATTACGTTCTATATTACTCCAACAGGTGCATCTTTTGAGAACATCTAAAATAAAATAACAAACAAGTCGACATAAAACCTCGGCTTGTTTAGCCAAATAGTGAAAATGATAAATAGAAAAAGAATAGTAGAAGGTATTGATGAAGAGGGAACACCTGACATGAAATACTATTCATTTGATTGGGATGACAACATACTGATAATGCCAACTAAGATTATCTTAAAAGATGAGGACGGTAATAATTTTGGTATGTCAACTGAGGATTTTGCGGAATATAGAACAGACATAGGTGAGGAACCGTTTGAATATGAAGGACATACTATTGTAGGGTTTAGTGATGAACCATTTAAATATTTTGGGGTTGATGGAGATAAACAATTTATTGTTGACTCAATGTTAGCTAAACAAGGTCCTGCTTGGCCTGATTTTGTGGAGGCGTTAAATAACGGGTCTATTTTTTCTATCGTTACCGCTAGAGGTCACACCCCTTCGGTAATTAAAGAGGCGGTATACAACCTAATTGTTTCAAATAAAAATGGAATTAACTCAGACGAGTTAGTTAAGAACTTAGAAAAATTTCGACACATTGCCGATGAGGGTGATTTAAATAAACGTGAAATAATTCGTGAATATTTAGACCTTTGTAGATTTTATCCTGTGAGTTATGGAGAAGGCTCGGCAACAAATCCCGAAGAAGGAAAAATTAAAGCTTTAAAAGAATTTGTTCAGTATATTAAAGAAGTTTCTGAACAAATTAAGAAGAAAGCGTATTTAAAGAATAAAATAACTAATAACTTTTTACCTATAATTGGTTTTTCAGATGATGATTTAAGAAATGTGGAAAAAGTTAAAAGTCATTTTGAAAATGAGCCAGATAATATAATTAAGACTTATTCTACTGCAGGAGGAATTAAAAAAGAATATTAATAAATAAAACTAGATACTTATATGCTAAGAATAATTTTTTAAATCTTGAAAGTAAAGATAAAAAATTTATTTGGAGATATTTATAGAAAACAAAATAAACACAAAATAACAAAAAAAGAAAGAAAATGGCTGATTTATTGATGAAAATGCCGATACCGTATGAACCAAAAAGACAAAACAGGTTCATTCTTCGGTTCCCAACAACATTGGGTATTAACGAATGGTTCGTTGAATCTACGTCAAGACCACATATAACTATAAACCCTGTTGAGATTCCCTTCTTAAACACTTCAACCTATGTTGCAGGTCGTTTTACTTGGGGAACTCTTAACGTTAAATTCCGTGACCCTATTGGTCCGTCTGCGTCTCAAGCTCTTATGGAGTGGGTACGTCTATGTGCTGAATCAGTGACAGGTCGTATGGGTTATGCCGCAGGATACAAAAAGAACGTCGATTTAGAAATGTTAGACCCAACTGGTGTTGTTGTTGAGAAATGGATTTTAGAGGGAACATTCTTATCGGATGTTAACTTTGACTCATTGGCTTATAATACAGACGCTTTAGCAAGTATCACAGCTACAATGCGAATGGACCGTTGTATATTAGTTTATTGATTTTTAACTATTAAAATATTTCAGTCAAAATATATTTAAATCCACATGCTTAGGTATGTGGATTTTTTTGTTTCTATTTAAAAAAAAAGAAATTACTGTATATTTTATTATAAAAGACAAACAATATGGACCAAAGTATCATTGACGCAGGAACGGAGAGTTTTAACTTACCTCACGATATAGTACAACTACCTTCAGGTGGTGTATTTTATAAATCAAAAAAGAAATCAATTAAAGTCGGTTACTTGACCGCAAATGACGAAAACGCTTTGATGGGGGCAACACAAATGAGTAATGATAATATCATTATGACTTTATTACGTAGTAAAATTTATGAACACGATTTAAGACCTGAAGAATTATTGGACGGTGATATTGAGGCTATTCTTATTTTCTTACGTAACACTTCATTTGGCCCTGAATATAAAATATCTGTAACTGACCCCAAAACAAGTAAACCTTTTTCACATACAGTAGTATTGGATGAGTTAAACATTAAAAAAACACAACACCAACCTGACGAAAATGGTGTTTTTACAACAACATTACCGAAATCAGGAGTTTCGGTTAAATTAAAACCATTAAGTTTTGCTGAAACAACTGAAATCAGTAAAATGGCTGACCAATATCCTGTAGGACGAACGGCGCCAGTCATTACTTGGAGACTAGCAAAACAAATTATTGAAATTAACGGGAATGATTCCAAGGAACAAATTTCAAATTTCGTTAACTCAATGCCAATTATGGATTCTAAGTATATCCGTAATTTTATTAGAGAAAATCAACCTTCATTAGATTTAGTAAAATCAGTAAAAGCCCCTTCAGGAGACTTGGTATCTTTCGAGATTACCTTTGGGGTGGAGTTTTTTCGGCCTTTCTTCTAATCACAAACAATTTTTAATTGAGGAGTATTATTTTTTGGCGAGATTTATAAGATTATCTTATACTGAATTTCACATTATGCCAACTTATATGCGAAAGTACCTAATCGATAGAATTATTGAGGACAATACACCTAAAAACGGTTAGTAAAATTGTTTTTGGTGTATTTATACATATATAATATTTAAACTATGGCAGGACCTGAAGATAACGAACTTGGCGGTGACTTTTTAAGTAAAGTCCAAGGAGCCCTCGAACAGAGTGTTGGTAGAATTACCGACGCTTTGGCAACTAATTTACGTGCTGGTGATATTGCGAAACAAATTCAAGAAATTGATGATAAAGCGACAACCATTGTTAAATCTTTTGGTCAAGGTCGTGAAAACATTGTTAATTTAAAGGCCGCTATGGCCGATGCGGCCTCTGAAGTTGAACGAATGGGGGGTAGTTTTGATAATATTGTCACTATCCAAAAAGACGTTGCCGAAGCATTAGGCAGAAATTTAATACTAACATCAAGTTCTTATAAAGATTTATATGCAACTGCCGAAGTTACAGGTGAATCCGCAAAAACCCTTGTCACTAATTTTAAAGCTGCGGGTATGTCCGTATACCAAGTGGCGGGTGAAATGAATAAAGTTGTTAATGTTGCTAGAGAGTCAGGTGTTAACGCTCAGGCGGTTAGTAAAGAGGTTCTTTCAAACATGACCGCATTAAATCAATTTAATTTTGCGGGTGGTGTTACAGGTTTGGCTAAGATGGCGGCCCAAGCGTCGTTATTAAGAGTTGATATGAATAGGACTCTTACATTGGCGGATGACTTATTTAGTCCTGATAAGGCAATTGAATTAGCGGCATCTATGCAAAGATTAGGTGTTGCAAATTCTGAATTATTAGACCCTTTACGTTTAATGGATATGGCTCAGAATGACCCCGCTGAACTTCAAAACCAAATCTCAAAAATGAGTGAACAGTTTGTTCAATTGGGTGAGGACGGTAAGTTTGAAATTATGCCAGGTGCTAAAAGACAATTAATGGAGGTTGAAAAGTCTTTGGGTATGAATAAAGGTGAATTAGCTAAAATGGCGTTAGCAAGTGCTGAGGTTGCGGATAAAATGCAAAAAATTAAATTCCCGTCAAGTTTTACTGAAGAAGAAAAAGGGTTAATTGCGGGTATGGCCGAAATGGGTGCTGGTGGAGAGTATAAAATTCAATTAGGTGACGAAGAATTAGGTATTAATGAAGCAATTGAAAAACTACAAAAAGACCCTGACCAAATGAAGGCTCTTAAAGAAATGGCTCAACCAAAAACTATGGAGGATTTAGCCAAAGACCAACTAACAATTTCAAAATCTATGGATAAGTCGTTAGAGTCTATTGCCAATAGAACAGGACGAGCATTGGCTGGTAGTAAAATTGCTAATCAAGCCTTAGAAGCTCCAAAACTATTATACGATGCGGGAGCTGAAGCCTTATCTGGGGATAAATTAAGTAGTAGAAATATTAGAAGTGGTTTAGGTTCAGGGGCAGAAGAAGTTTTAGGTTCAATTAACAAGATATTTAAAGGTGAAGGTTCTTTAAGTGATACTTTTAATGTGGTTAAAGATAGTATGTCAACTAGTGCCAAATTTGTAGACGGAGCTTGGTCTCAGGCATTAGATAAGGGGGCCGCAGCGGCATCAAATTTGGCAAAAGAACAAAACATTTTTCTTGAAATGTTACAAAATGGTAGTAAAAAATTAGGTAATGCTTTTATGACTTCCGAAAATATACCCACAACAACTGCGAAAGATATGTTAAAGTTACCTGGTCAAAATGTTGAATTTTTACCTGAAGATACCTTAGCGTCGTTCACTAAAGGTAAGGATGTTTTATCTGCGTTAATGGGTTCTAATAATAGAAACGAACCCCCAACACAAAGAATGACCGATTCAGGGCCTGTTAATATTAATTTAAACATAACCGCACCTTCAAATATTGATACTTCTCAACTTATGTTAGCCTTTGAAAATTCAGGAGTTAAAGAAGCCATGGTTACTGCGGTTACTAAAGGTCGATATAATAATGGATTAACCGCCCCAACATCTAATCAAACACAATTGATGGAAATGGCAAGTATGAGAGTCTAAAAATAAACATAATGTCTATTTATAATAAAATTATAGAAAATGCCTGATAGTACATTATCGTTTGTTAACAGTTCTTCATTTAGAAATGCGTTATTAGCCACAAATTTGGAGCCATATGATGTACCTGGTGTTTACACACCACCCTCAGGACCTATTGCCTATGAAATACAACAAACAGTAAGTAATGTTATTGATTCACCCGATGGTTTAATTGCTAATGACCCATTTGCAGCGATATTATATCCATTAAATGAATACGGACCTAATGGTGGTTTTAATACAACTATCACATACAATGGACCTCCATTACCCGTTAACCCTAATCAAGGGGAGTACAGTCCAACAGATACGGTATTAGACTTAGTTAATGAGTTTTATATCGACGCCGCATATATTGAAAACATATATGGACCTTCTGGTGGGTTTAATGATATGGTAGTTATTACGGATATCCAAAACAATAATAAAATTTATCAACCTTATTGGAATCCACCAACATTTGTACCGTCTTCTTATACACCATATAGTATATTATTTTCAGATAACCCAAATGGAACTGACGGTTCATTATCTCAGGATTCTTATATTGCTAAAATTGGGGCGGAACAACTTAATTACTTATTCCAACAAAGAATTGCCGCTGAGATATTTCAAAATACTGTTGGTCAAGTTAACTTAGATTCTTTAAGTGACCCTTTTGAGGCTGCCTTAATTGCAACAGGACAAGAACCATTAATTTATAAAAACTATAGAATTACTGTCCCTGAAAATCCTATTGTTGCGGCGTTTGATTTGGCAACTAGATTAGCAAGTGCTTATTGGCCTGTTTCTATGATTCCTGGTGATTACTTCACACAACAACACAAGCCAGGGTTTTTATCACAACAAACATCAAACGCTTTAAATGTTATCAATCAACTAACGGGAGGGTTTTTAGGTCCAATTCTAAACACATCTAGAAGTGCATCTGAATTATTTTTGGCCAATACGGGTAACGGTCAAAGGTCAGTTTTATTTCGTAATATTGATTATAACAGATATCAACCTGATTATAAAAATCAATATGGTGGATTATTAGGCGTTGCTCAAGGTTTGGTTAATTTAGCTGTTAATTTAATTAATCCTAATAATGGAACTTTAGTTGGTGGTTATTATGTTGGCAGTAGAAATGCGGAACCATCAACAATAACATCACCAGCAAATCAAATACCAGTTAATGTCTTTGGACAACAGGACCCTGCGCCTGTTTATGGACCTTCAGAACTTGCAATATTATATGAAGGTAATAATGAAGTGTTAAAATTTGGTCTTGCGGCAAAACCATTAAGTGATGGTGGTGGTATTGACGGACAATTTGTTTGGACTTCACCTAAATATAAAGGTAATGCTGGTTTTAATGCAACACCTGGTGGAGGTACAGGTAGTTTAGACCCTGAGTTTAACCAAGTTAGTAGTTACTATACAAGAGATGAGTCAACTAATATAACATTCAAAGAGACTTCAATTTTAGACCAAACTCAAAGATTAATTGAGTCTGCGGATAATGTTACGGGTATTTCTCGTTTAAAACATGTTGGTAATGCAATTAACCAAGTTAGTAAGGTATTCCATGATGGATATAAAGAAATAACTAAAGGTTCTCAAGTATTATCGTACACTGATTTTACTACGGGGGCAGAAAAAGGAATTGAGTATTGTCGTGTATTCACTAAGGACACACCTTACTACACTTACGCCGATTTACAAAAAACTGATGGTATTACTACTTCGGGTAGACGTTTTAGTAATTCTGTATTTGATAACACATACAACTTAAACATAGCCCCACTTAAAAACCCTGGTTCAACAAATATTCAAATGAATAACCAAGGTAAATTAGTCGCTAAAAAATATATGTTTTCCATTGAGAATTTAGCTTGGAGAACTTCAAGTAGACCAGGATTTACATATGATGAATTACCTACATGTGAGAAAGGGCCTAATGGGGGTAGAGTTATGTGGTTCCCACCTTATGATTTAAAATTCTCAGACCAAAGTTCTGCGAATTGGAATTCACAATCATTTTTAGGTAGACCTGAACCAATTTACACTTATAAAGATACAAGTAGAACAGGAACACTTTCTTGGAAAATTATTGTTGACCACCCTTCTGTTATGAATGTTATTGTTGAAAAACAATTAAAGGGTCAAAGTAAAGAAAAATTAAATTCAATCATTGATTCGTTCTTTGCGGGTTGTGTGAAGTATGATATCTATCAATTAGGACTTAAATTTAATACGATACCGACTAAGGATTTGTATACCTACCAAGAGATATTAAATAACCCTAGAATAACTAAAGAAGAGTTACAAGGTATTAATCAATCTATTCCTAAAGATAATTCGGGTGGGTTGGTGACTAACACTGTTGCAACTCCCGCAAATAATACTAATAAGGCGGACACACCTGACAATTCAGGCGTTGAATTTGAAAACGAATTTAACGAATTATCGTTCTATTTTTACAACGATATTCCCGACCCTAACACAAATAAAATAGTTTCGTCAGTACCTTATCAAGTAACCTATGGAAGTTATACCGCGTCATCATTCATTAGTAATTATGTAGATAAAGCCAATGCAGTATTTGCACCAAATTTAAGTTATTGTACAACAAACTCATCATATTGTGATACTAATAAAAAAGTTAAAGAGTTTTATGATACGGTAATTATCGACAACTTTAATACAATTGACAATGCGGATAACGGTTTTATTAAAAAGGCGTTTAATTTATTAAAAGAAAAAAACGCAACAATTAATTTAACTTTAGTTGGTTCGGCTTCAGCACCTGCCTCAGTACCATATAACATAAATCTTTCTAAAAGAAGAAATGATTCTGTTTTACAATATCTTAAAATTAGAGGTAAAGAAATTGGGTGTGATATAACACCGTTTATTGATAGTAAAAAATTTATTTTAAATGAATCCGCTTCAGGTGAAACAGAAACTGTGGTGATACCAAAATCGATATCTGGAGGTGCGGGGGCGTCGGTTAATTGTACGACTGATATTAAAAATGGTTCGGGCGTTGTTACATCTAATTCACAAATTTATTCGGTTGATGCTATGGCTTGTAGACGTGTTAAAATTGTGTCTAAAGTAGTTTTACCGCCAGGGGAAAGTAAAAAAGATACACCGGCCAGCACTACAGAAACCTCAACACAACCTAAAACTATTGACATAACAGTTAAACCTATTACCCCAAAACCAACGGTTAGCATTGAGACAAAACTTAAAGAAGGTATTGGTAAACGAATATTAAGACAGTTACTTTCTGAATGTGATTATTTCCAAGTAATTGAGGAAAATGTTCCGATGTTATATGACTCAATAAAAGAAAAAATTAAGTATTTTAATCCTGCGTTTCACTCTATGACACCTGAAGGATTGAATGCTCGTTTAACCTTCTTAAATCAATGTGTTAGACCTGGTGAAACAATCCCAACAATTGGTCCTGATGGTAAACCAAAATATAATGACGCTGTTAATACGTCATTTGGAGCACCACCAGTATTAATATTACGTATTGGTGACTTTTATAATACAAAAATTATTCCTAAGAGTGTTTCATTCACATATGAACCATTGTTATTTGATATGAACCCTGAGGGTATTGGTATCCAACCAATGATTGCCAATGTTACGATGAATTTTGATTTTATTGGGGGTATGGGTCTTGCTAAACCTGTAGAACAATTACAAAACGCATTATCGTTTAACTATTATGCAAATACTGAGATTTATGATGAGAGGTCGGTATGGACTGAAGATACCTCAGCATTAGATAAAACTTTAATGGAATCCATATTACAAAGTCAACCTGTTGAAACTGTTGACAATGTTGATAACCAAATTCAAAATGATTTCGGTAATACAATAGGTGACATCGTTAATTTCAACAGAGTTGTTGGAGGTGAAACTGGTGAAATTAGTTATGGTGTTATTATGGATAAGATGTTGTCTGAGACAACTTCATATTTTAATTCTTTATATAATCAATTGGAAAGTATTGTGTTACAAACTAATTATGGTGTGTTACAATTAGTTAATCAATACAGAGATTATCAAGATGGTCCTTTAACGGTAGGAACTGTTAGTTACCCAACTAAGATTTATGGTAAACCGTTAATTTCAAAAACATCGGGTAATGACAAAGTTAATTTATTCCAAGAATTGTTGGATAAATGCATTGTTGACATTGAGAATGGACTTAATCCAATAATTGCTGAATTAGATACTAACAACTATCCGGATATACTCCCTAATGAATTTAGTGTCATAAAAACTAATATGATATCTTATTTAAAACAGGTTTATTTAACTTTACCTAATAGTACACAAAAAATTGTTACTGATTTAACAGTTAAAGAACAAAACTATGTACAAGTAATTAGAAAATTAATTGTTGTCAATGATAAGACTGATGGTAAAAAATTAGAAAACGGAACACCATTAGTATATAGTATTAGTGGTACTTCAAAAGTTAGTGAAAGTACTAAACAATCGGACCCTTTAATTGGGGATACCTATGATGAGTTTACAACTGACTGTGGTAAAATATACAAAGCACTTAATGATTTTTTAGATGTGTTAAATGCTAAAGAAATTATCACAAACACATATGAAAATACGGGGGATTTTAAAACTGCGGACAATTCTTTCTTTACCGATGTTTATAAGAAAGAGTTCTTCATGATGGTTGGTAGAAACTTTAGTGATAAAAATAAATTACAGGAGTTTAAAACATTTATATTAACCGCAAACATTTCATCAAATAAAAAGTTAACGAAGAAGTTTGATGATGTTACTGATGATTTAGCTAAAGAATATAGTAAAGAAATTAAAAAAGAAGAAAAAATATTTTCAGATTTTAGAAAAAGTTCTGAATATAAAACATATATTGAAAGTCCTGATGATATTTTATATCCCGCAGGAAAAACAAGGGTTTTTGATTATACAACAGTACCTGACCCAGCAACAGAGGCGGCTCAAAAGAAATTATTAACTGATTTATTTACGACAGTAAACTTAGAACCTGCTAATACTACAATCTTTACAGGTAAAATTAAATTTGATTAATTATGGCGTCAAAACAATATTATAATAGATATAATGACTTTATTTTAAATGGACAACAGACTGTTGTTCCTTATATTACGTTGCCAAGTAAAAGTACCGATAAACGATACATTTATAAGGCAGGACAGTCTAGATTAGATAAAATGTCGCAACAGTATTATGGTTCACCATTCTTTGGTTGGGTAATAATGCAGGCAAATCCAATTTATGGAGGACAAGAGTGGAACATTAGTGACGGTTCTATCTTGACAATTCCATTTCCTTTAGTAGCTTCTTTACAGGATTATAAAAATCAATTGGATAATCATTTCTTTTATTATGGTAGGTGACACAGAAAATATTTTAGTCGAATTTGACTATAACAACATAACAATCGTAGACCCAAACAAAGTTATCGATATAAATGGTAACGCGAAAGAACGATTTATTAAACAAGAAGATTTAGTTTTTTATGCTAACTTGGAGTGTAAAGTTTTACCAAGAACTAAACTAGCCGTTGGTGTTGCAAATAACGACCAAATTCAAACAGTTTCTATTGCAACAATCAATTTCTTAAAACCTGGTGATAAGACATTTTTAGATAATAGTTATACTGACGAAATTACAGGTAAAAATAGTGTTACGGGTGAAGGGGTTAATCAACCTAAAAAAAATTCAATTAGTAATCCTAACAAACCTGCGGATTTTTTCTTAAGACAAAGTATTAATTCTGGTGGAAAACCAGGGGCGACCGATAACGGACTACTTGGTATAACATCAATTAATATTCGACAAGGATTGGATTTTTTACCAACAATCAATGTGCAACTTGAAGACGTAAAAGGTAAAGCGTTATTTGAATCAGGAGATAATTCACCTTATGCTGCGTTCTTTAATTTACCTTACCCACTTTTCCATTTAACGATTAAAGGTTATTATGGCAAGGCAATTAAATTAGGACTTATGTTACAATCTTTTAGTTCAAGATATGACACATATAGTGGAAATTTTAAAATTGATTTAAAGTTTTATACTTACAAATATACAATCTTAAGTGAGATTACTATGGCCGCATTGACAGCGACCCCTCACATGTATAAATCAAGAATTAAGGTTCAAACAACACAAGGAAGTACTGATAGTAAATTTGTTAAAGTTGAGGATGGTGTTGTTGAAGGTGGGTATCAAAAAGTTAAAGAAATGTATAGTGAATATAAATCAAAAGGTATGATACCTGATGATTTTCCCGAAATCACTTTGGTTCAAATGCAAGAAAGAATTGAGAATTTTATTAAAAATGTGTTGGATAGTTTTACTAAACAAAATTTGGACCCATTAACTAATTTAGATGTTTATCAAAAAACTCTTAATGATTATTCCGGTAATGTTTATTATTTTAATGGTTCATCATGGTTTGAAAAGTATATGGATAAGAACACTGCTTTTGTATTAACCAATGGTAATAAAGTTTACACTTTTAAACCTGAAATTAGTTTACAAAATAGAGTTACCGCAAAGGCAGAATTAGATGGATATGTAAAAAAATATAATGAGTTATTAGATGGTAATGAAACTGTGGGAGCAAATGGTTCATATAAGATTAATAATAAAACAACTAAAATAACAATACCTAATGGTATTAAATCACCAGACACTTTTATCCCAAAACCTGAGATTACAGAAAAAGATATTGATTTAGTTCAAAGTTATCGATTAGTTAAAGGTGTAAAAACTACACCAACCGACACACAACTTGCGGCATACCAAGCCGAATTGATTAAAAATAAAGTGTTTAATACCCCTGTTATTAAAAACGCGGACGGTAATATTGAACTAATAAAAGATTATTACATTTTTGAAGGTACAAACACATTTATTGATAATATTGATAAAATGGGTAAAAAATTAAAAGTTTTTAGAGAACAAATACAAGAAGAACTTACAAAGGCTCTTTCAGAATTGTTACAAAGTAAGGATAATGGTATTGGGTTTGTACCTAACATTAGAAATGTTCTTGCCGTTGTTTTTGCCAATGGAGAGGCGTTCTTAAGATTAATGGACGATGTTCACACGAAAGCTTGGGATAAGAGAGATTCTACAATTAGAAAAAACTCTATCTTTAATAGTCAAACCGCTGGTGCGTCACAAGACAATTTAAGTAGTGGTAATAACAAGGAACAACCTATATATCCTTGGCCACAAATGATTAAAGAAACCTCAGGAACAGACGGGCACGAAAAGTTTGAGATTGTTTATCCTGGTGATTCTTCAGTGATTACTCAGACAAAAGGATTTTTAGCGGATGAATGGCCTGAAGTTGAATTTGTTGAAGAATTTATTCGAGGTTATGTGGAGAGAACTTCACCTCCGTCAGATAGTACCGCATCTCCAAATGAGTTAACGGAACCTCAAAGAATTTCGGTGGACGCTATTGAATTTCCAATTAAAAATGACGTTTATGGTAATAAAGAAGAAGTTAAGTTTTTTTATGAAATATATGAGAGAGTTTTATTAACAACCTTTTATTCAAGACTTGGTAGATGTAACGACTTTATATCTGATTCGGATAAAGTTACAACTATTATTGCTGATGCTGAGAATATTAACATACTTAAAAGTTTATCAAATGATAATCCATTTATAATTCAAAAACTTAAAGAATATGCCTATACTGGTGAAAATTTTGAGACTGTCCTTAGACATATTTCAAATGAAGGTTTGGGGGAAAGTTGGCAAAATTTTATTAGAGGTATTTTTAATACAAAATATATTAAAAACTTAGTTAATAATTCTAGTTTTGAATTTATTAATGAACAAATCCTTAAGAATAGTTTATCACAACCAATGGTTTCATTACCAAGTGAAACTCAATTTGCAGAATATATTAATGACTCAACAACATCCAACGAATATGATTTTGCCGATACATACCCTTTTACAAATAAAAATTGGGTTAAAAAATATTTGGCAAATAGTAACACAGTGTTAGATGAAAAATCGGCTTTTGATACAACACAAATATTAACGTACACTTCGGATAATAAAATTATTACGAATATTGCATCTTATGATTCAGGCAAAAAACCATTTACTAACTTTATTTCAGAAATAACAGTGACTCCCACAGAGTATAGTACAACTGTTGGTATGAAAGCGTTTTATGAGACAAGAAAAAACGATTATAAAAATCAATTATTTACTGAAGGTAATTTAAAGTACAATAATTATAATGGTCTTGTAACTAGTGAACAAACAGTGTCTATGTTTAATACACCGTATTTTATTAATGCAATTCAACAAGGTGTAAGTAATTTTAGAAATTTTAGTGAGACACCATATACTGAAGCCGCGTACCTTTTCTTAAATAGTTTACCATTGTCTACTCTACGAGAAAAGTATAAAACAAAAAATGAGTCTGATGATTTAAATTATATTTTTGCAACACTGAATAAATTTGGTGGAGTACATAAAATACCATATTCTTGGGTTTTAAAATACGGTTCAATATGGCACCGTTATAAAAAGTATGTTGAAACTGGCGTTGATATTATAGGGGTTTCTTGGGCTAATTTTGATTATCTTAATAACTATGACCCTGTTAATAGTTTACCATCAACAATGTATACATTTAGTGCTAGTACTCAAATTGGTATTGTTGATATTGTTTTAGAGAATAATGTAACAATTGGTGGGGAAGTATCTACAACAATTAACACAGGATTTTATCCTAAATTAATTAATGATTTTAATGTCTTTTACCAAGGATTTGAAATTTTCTCGGCGTACACTAGTACCGCAATTCAAGAAGGAATTAAATCAGGGTTTACGTTAAATTATGTTGATAAAGCCATTATTAGCAAATCAGAAGGTTTTGACACTTCAATACCTAATAGAGATTTAAGAATATTTCCTTGGACAGTATCTGTAAATACTTTAGATAATATATCTTCATTTATATTCCCATCCCAAGGTTCATTAGTTAATCAAACAAACAATGAATGTTTTGACGCAAATACAGGAGAAATAAAATTTGAAGTTATGGGTAATAAGTCAATGTATGATGGTTCAGTTAGAACTTTTTGGACAGCACCCAATTACGGATATTTTGATGATAGTAAAATAGTTAAGGTTAATCCGGACCAATACCTAAAAGAAATTTTTTCAGGAAAAAGTTTTCAAGAAAATTATTCATTAAATGGCGTAATTACTCAATATTCAAATATTAGTGAAATGTTTTCTGTTTTCGAAAAGGATGTTTTAGATTTATTTGAAGTTGAGTTTTTAAATTTTTCAAAATCAAAATATGATTATAGTTCGGAAGGTGTCGGTGCAAATGATTCCAATACCGCTAAATTGTTTAAGAACTTTCAAGTTTTAATGATTGAGTTGATGAAGCAACCTAAAATAACAGGGTCAACAGGTGAAGATTATGTAAGAAATGCTCAATCTGCACAACTTACAAATATTACTAATCTATTAACTAGATTTATTAATAATGATGTTGTATTTAAAAACGGAAATCCGTCTAACTACGATAAAAAATTATTTTATACGTTCTCAAACTATGATATTACCGACCCATATATTTTGGACAAATACACACTATTAACGCCAAACGCAGTTCCTGTAAATGGTGGAACAACTACATTATCTTCATCAAAAAGTTTATACCCTAATGAGTGGACTACATTAGAAACTTATGTTGGTTTTTCAGAAATCCCGCAATTAGTTTATGGAAATAACGGTTCATACATTACTGACTTTTTTGTTGACTTAAACATTTCTTTTACGGTTAATAATATAATTAATTTTTCACCAATAATTAAAATTTATGCGACTCAGAAATTAAAAGAGTCCACGATGAATAAAAAAAAATTCATTGGTTTAATGGATGAGTATTTGAAAAAGTCTTTAGATTTTAAAAATAAAATATTTAATAATTTAATTATTAAACTACAAAAAGCTTTACCCGATGTTAATAACACAGTACAAACGACAATTGATTCTGTTTTAGAGGGACCACAAACAAAGGTTGAATTATGGGAATCATTTAAGGCAATAAATGATAAATGGATTTCAGGTAATGATTTTAAAACTAAAACATTATTTGAGGATGTTTTATTGTTAGATAGAGCGAGTAGAAATATTGGTGATAAGATATTGGTTGATGTTTTTAAATTAAAAAACAGATTAATTAATATAAACCCTAAAGCGACAATGCTTAGTTTTGTACAATCAATATTAGTTGAAAATAACTTTGTTGTAATGAATTTACCGTCATATGTTAATTTCTATAATGTACAAGATGCGGTTAAAAACCCAAAACCAAAGGTTGAAGGAACATTAGAGTTTGCTAATACACTATTTGGAACTTTCATGAACGTTGATTATAGAGAATCAAGTGCTAAAATGGTTTGTTTCTTTGGTGGTAAACCAAGTGAACAATTAGATTTAAAAAACAATGTTGATTTTAGATATAGAAATGACGCGTTTGATTTAAGAAGAGCTAGTGATAATCCGTTAGTTGAAGATTTAACTAATAAGAATGATTGGGATAAATCAAATAAAGTTGTAGGGTTTAATGTTGATATTGGACCTCAAAATCAGTCTATGTTTTATGGGTTTACTGTTTCCCAAGATGCTGGTCAAGCCACTGCAGAATCTCTTGAAGTGTTAAATCAAATGGCCAATCAAGGTGGTAATAGGGGAGGTGCAACACAAAGTAACTCATTATATAACCTATACAAAAATAGAAGTTATTCTTGTAATGTATCCATGATGGGTAATGCTATGATACAACCAACAATGTACTTTAATTTAAGATACGTCCCAATGTTTAGTGGGCCTTATATGATTACAAGTGTTAATCATAGTATATCACCAGGTAGTTTTGAAACAATTATTGAAGGTATTAGACAACCAACCGCATCATTACCTAAAATTGATAATTATTTACAAACATTAAAAACTAATTTATTACAATCTATTATTGAAAAGAATAAACTTGATACTCAGAAAAAAAATGCGGAAACAAAAGTTAATAGTACTAATGTAATTGGTCAGTCAACTGAGGTTAATAACCAAGCAACACAACAAGATAGCACCACAGCAAATGATACTATTCAGGAAACTTGTCAACCAAACTCTAAATATGCTCAATGGACACCATTAACAGGGCCGTCAATAACAACATTAAATTATAAAAGTGTTATTGGTACTATTGTTAGTCTAACGAATGATGTTAAATTACAAAAAGTTATTTTTTCCTCAATTTATATATCGTCAAATAATAATAACACCTTAACAACTTATGAGAATAACTTTGCGGGTATAACTATAGACCAAGATTGGGGTCAATCATCTACTTATTTTGTTGATAAATATTTTTATTGTTCAAGCCAAAATGTACCTAACGCCACATTCTCAGACTCAACTCAATCAGTCAAATTTTTAGTTGAAAGATGGTCACAAAGAATGAGTTTATTATCCAATGACAGTGCATCGGAAATTGCTAAATTTTGGATATTAAATGCTAACACATCTGTTACTGATAAAAAATTAAATCCTGTTAATGTTTACGACCAAATGTCGTCAATAGATAAAGGAAATATTGAAACTAAAGTACAATCGGCGATTAATGAGTTTAATACTCAAACGGGACAACTTAATGTGGGGTCAACACCACCAGTAACACCACCATTAATTGATACATACACTTACGCAGTAACAACACCACCATTATTTGAAAATTTAAAGGTTATTGTGGACCCATCGGTCGATGGACTAAGAAATATATTTCAAATAGAGTATGGTTATAATATTACTGCGGAGTGTCATGAGGGTAGTGGTTCAGGACAACAATTTGGGACTAATTATGTTTCAACAAATAAACAAAAATTTGAAATTGATTTACAAGGGTTATTAACAGAATCTGGTTGTAATAATGTGTCGAAAAGTGAGTATACAGGAACTTATAAATACCAAATAACGGTATTTACTAAACCTGTTAAACCTGATGGGTCACTTGATACGTCAAGAAACGATTTTTACAAAAGTTATCCTGTAACTTTCACTTTGTAATTTTCTAATAATAAACGATATTTATATATAAACACTATTATGGACACAAAATTAATATTAGACAACTATTTAGGTAAAAACACCAGAAGCACTGAGAAAGACTTGGGTAATGGTTCTAAACAAGTTTGCGATTTAGACACAGGAGATTGTTATACTATCAGAATGAAGGATGGTTTAATTGAAAGAGTTGACAATACAATGACAAAAAATAAAAAAATTCAGGTTGAAACTCTAACAGGAGTGAAACAACTTTTAAACGGGTAATCAAATGAAAAGAGTAGACAACAGAATTATTGAGGAAATCTCAAGATATAAATCAATTAACGATTATATTTTTGAACAAGAGGCAACATTACCTCCACCACCTGAAGAAGGTATTTTACCTCCTGCAGACCCAAGTGCGTTACCACCACCTCCTGCTGATGCGGGGGCATTACCACCACCTCCTGGCATTGAACCACCTGCGGCACCTGGTGCAGTACCAACCCCTGTTGATGTTGCAACTGACCCTGATGTTGAAAAAGTTGGTGAAGAAAAAGGTAAGACTGAGGAACTTGATATTAGTGACTTAGTTAATTCCCAAAAACAAGTAGAAAAAAAACAAGAAGAATATTTTGATAATTTATTCAAACATCTTACAGACTTAGAAGGTAAATTAGGTGAAATGGATAATATCATGAATAAGTTGAATGACTTAGAAATGAAAGTTGAGAAATATAGAGAAAAAACACCTCAAGAGAAATTAGAACTTAGAAGTTTAGATTCTGGTCCATTTAATCAAAAATTATCAGATTTCTTTGAAGATAAAGAAGAAGATATGGAAAAGTCGGGAAAAAATGAATATATTTTAACCCAAGATGAGGTTGAGGATTACTCACCAGTAGATATCAAAAAAACTTTTAGAAATTTTGAAGATTTGGATAATCAAATCGATTCTTTCAAACAAGTCAAGTAAAATATAAAACGGTCTTCGGACCGTTTTTAGTTTAAAATTTATTTGACAAATACTCAGATTGTACTTATACTTATGATAATATAAATCATTAAATACTTTAACAACTATGGCGACAAATTCATTAGACGCAGTTTTGGCTCAATACGAGCAGGCAAAACAAGGTGGTTCTTCTAACACCTCAAAATTTACACAAGAAGAAAGAATGAAAAAATACTTTGCAGCTATCCTTAAAGATACTGAAAAACAAGGGCAACGAAGACTACGTATTTTACCAACACCCGATGGTTCTTCACCATTTAAAGAAGTTTGGTATCACGAAATTCAAGTTGACGGTAAATTTCAAAAATTTTATGACCCGGGTAAGAATGACAACGAGCGTTCACCATTGAATGAAGTTTATGAAGAACTACGCTCAACAGGAAAAGAGTCTGACAAAGAATTGGCAAAACAATATTTATCTCGTAAATTTTACATTGTTAAAGTTATGGACCGTGATAACGAGTCTGATGGGGTTAAGTTTTGGAGATTCAAACACAACTACAAAAATGAGGGGATTTTAGATAAGATTATTCCTATTTGGAGAGCTAAAGGTGATATTACTGACCCTGATAACGGTCGTGACATTATTCTTGAATTAACCAAAGCAAAAACACCTAAAGGTGCCACTTACACAGTTATTCAAACTGTTATGTATGATGACCCAACTCCTGTACACGAAAATAAACAAACCGCGGATTCTTGGATTAATGATGAGTTAACATGGGAAGATGTTTATTCTAAAAAACCTGAAGAATACCTTGAAGCTATTGCTCGTGGAGAAACACCACGTTGGGATTCTGACAAAGGCGGTTTTGTATACGAAAACAATCTTGAGACAACAACATCTTTTGGTGGTAAAACTGAACCAATCGTTGACCCACAAGCAAATGATGATAGTGACACCGAATTACCTTTCTAATTAAACTTTAACATAGACACTTGGTATTACTGAGTGTCTATTTTTTATAGTTCAAAACAATAATTTAATTTAACCTAACATGGCAATAAGAAAAAGAGAAATATCTTTGGATACAATCAAAGATAAGTTCTCAACAAAAACAAAATACAAAACAGAAAGTTTTTATAATTGTGGTGAGGCTTTTATGAATGCTTGCGGATTACCTGGACCTGTAATGGGGGGTATTAATATGTTCTTGGGACATTCAAACACCTCAAAAACAACTGCAATGATATTAGCGGCGGCAGATGCTCAGAAAAAAGGACATTTACCTGTTCTTATTATAACGGAAAAAAAATGGTCTTGGGAACACGCTATTGAATTGGGATTACAAGCCGAAAAAAATGACCTTGGTGAGTATGATGGTATGTTTATCTTTAATGACTCATTTGATGTTATTGAACAAGCAACTAATTTTATTAATGATATTCTTGATGCTCAAGAGAAAGGGGATATCCCTTATAGTATATTATTTTTATGGGATTCAATAGGTAGTATTCCTTGTCAGATGACTTTTGATGGTAAAGGTGGTGGAATGCACTCCGCTAAAGTGTTGGCGGATAAAATTGGATTGGGAATTCATTCTCGCATCTCAAAATCAAAAAAAGAAGATTATCCGTATTATAATACTTTAGTTATTTTAAACCAACCATGGGTGGAATTAGCGGATAACCCTTTTGGTCAACCTGAAATTCGTGCCAAAGGTGGGACCGCGGTATGGTTAGCAAGTAGTTTAATATTTTTATTTGGTAATCAGAAAAAAGCGGGTATTAGTCATATTGACGCAACTAAAAATGGTAGAAAAGTGTCGTTTGCAATTAGAACCAAAATTTCTATTTTGAAAAATCACGTAAATGGTCTCGGTTATAAAGATGGTAAAATAGTTGCAGTGCCACAAGGTTATATTGCAGATACAAAAGAATCTTTAGATAACTATAAAAAAGAATATTCAGATTATTGGGAAACAAAATTAGGGTATTCTGATTATTCTTTGGATGAATCTGAAGATGACTTTGACGAGTAAAAAATATTTTCAAAATACTTAAAAATTTTAAATGGTCAAAACATTAATTGTTGATGGTAACAATTTATTAAAAATAGGATTTCACGGAGTTAAAGATTTTTACCACAACGGAAAACACATAGGAGGGTTATGGCATTTTATCAACACAATTAGACGGTTTATTGACGAACAAAATTTTGATAAGGTTGTTGTTATATGGGATGGGGATGATAACTCTTCTACCCGCAAACTTATTTACCCTCAGTATAAAAAAAAACTACTTATAACCGAAGATTTTAAAGACCAATCTTTTGGAGAACAAAAAGAGAGAGTTAAACAATATTTGGAGGAATGTTATATAAGACAAATTGAAGTAGATAATAACGAAGGTGACGATTTGATTGCGTACTACTGCCAAATATCTGAAGACGAAATTAAAACTATTTTTTCGGGAGATAAAGATTTGACACAACTTATCTCAGATAAGGTTTCGGTCTATTCCCCAAACTCAAAACAAGTGTATAAAAATGGGGATAAAATAAAGATTCAATTCCATGAATTTCCGCATCAGAATATTAAAACATATAAAATATTATCGGGTGATAAGTCAGATAATATAGATGGAATTTATTATTTGGGCGAAAAAACTTTAGTTAAATTATTTCCTGAATTGCTTGACCAAACGGTAACTATTACCGATATTTTAATAAAGGCAGAAACTCTTTTAAAAGAAGATAAAGGTAATAAATCTTTACAAAATTTATTATCAGGTAAAACTAAAACAGGAGTATACGGTGAAGAATTTTTTATTATTAATGAAAAAATAATAGATTTATCAAAACCATTAATCACCGATGAAGCAAAAGAATTAGTTGAACTATATTATCGAGAAAGTTTAGACCCTGATGGGAGAGGGTATAGGAATCTTTTAAAGATGATGATGGAAGACGGGTTCTTTAAATTCCTACCAAAAGTAGATGATGCTTGGGTTGACTTTGTTCGTCCATACATGAAATTAACAAGAAAAGAAAAAAAAAATTACAAACAAATAAAATAAATATGAAAGAACAAGAATCAACAAAATTAGAATTTTTAATGATGGTAAATGATAATATCATTGTACAAAGATATTTTAATGTTAGAAACTTTAACCCTGACGGTAAAAACTCATTAGAGTTTTATAACCTGTTGGCTAATTTTAGTTATGATATTAAGTATCAACTAAAAATGAAAACCGCATCATACATGATTGACAATCATTATGAAATTATTAACAATCCTACAATATTAGATACATCGTATATTGATGGTCCTGAATATTTTAATGTGTATATTAAGATGGGTGATGTGACAATTTGTCAGAGACAGTTCGACGCAAAAATATACCCACCTAAGATAAGATACACCGTAGACGTACGCCCACACCTAAAAAATTTACTTATGTCTTTGACTGACATTTTTTCATCTGAAAATTTAACACTCGAGTACCTTGGACTTCCTTTAAAAGGGTAATATTTATCAAATACAACAATGAAAAAACTATGGCGTCAAACAAAAATTTCGAATATCTAGGTAGCAGTTTTCAGCTACAATTATTAAACCAAATTATTATCGACAAAGACTTTGCGAGGTCTATTCTTGATGTAATTGAAACAAATTACTTTGAAAACAAATACTTCAAAATAATTATTCAGATGGTTAAAGAATATTACACAAAGTATGAACATGCACCAGCATTTGACACTTTAGAACAAATCACCAAATCTGAATTACAACAGGAACTAGCGTCAAAAATTGTTATTGATACTATTAATAAAATCAAAGAAGCTCCACTTGAGGGTGGGGAATTTGTTCAGGAAAAAGCTATGAAATTCTGTAAACAACAAGAATTACAGAAAGTAATGAACAAAGCTCAAAAAATCATCGATGGAGGTGAATTTGAAAACTATGATAAAGTAGAACAATTAGTGAGGAACGCTTTACAAGTTGGGGAAAGAGAAGATGGACAATCTGATGTATTTTTCAATTTAAGTGAGGTTTTAAATGAGGATTATCGTCATCCAATACCAATGGGTATCCCAGGTATTGATAGACTCTTAAAAGGAGGTTTGGCTAAAGGAGAAATCGGTGTAGTGTTAGCTCCTACTGGGGTTGGTAAATCAACACTACTAACAAAAGTTGCAAATCACGCTTTTAATTTAGGGTATAACGTATTACAAATCTTCTTTGAAGATAACCCAAAGATTATTCAAAGAAAACATATTACTTTATGGACAAAGGTTCATCCTGATGAATTGTCCTTAAAGAAAGAGGAAGTTATGATTAAAGTACAAGAGGTAAAAGATACAATGACCAATAAATTAATCTTAAAAAAACTTCCATCTGATACCGTAACTATGTTACAAATTAAAAATCAAATTAGAAAAATGATTGCCGATGGAGTAAGAGTTGATATGGTATTATTAGATTATATTGACTGTGTTGTTCCTGATAGGAATTTAAGTGATGAATGGAAATCTGAAGGTTCGGTTATGAGAGCATTTGAATCAATGTGTCACGAGTTGGATTTAGTTGGATGGACCGCAACTCAAGGTAACAGAAGTTCAATTTCGTCTGATGTAGTAACTACCGACCAAATGGGTGGTTCTATTAAAAAAGCACAAGTTGGACACGTAATCATTACCGTGGCAAAATCCCTACAACAAAAAGAAATGAAACTAGCAACAATAGCAATTACTAAATCTCGTATTGGTGATGATGGGGTTGTGTTTGAAAATTGTAAATTTGATAATGGAATGTTAGAGATTGATACCGAAAGTTCGGTTACATTCTTAGGACTAGAGGGACAACAAGAAGAGAGAAACCGTCAACGAGTTAAAGACTTGTTAGACAAAAGAAAAGAAAAACAACAAACACAAAACTAAAAAAAAACATGGAAAAAATTTTAATAGAGAATCCAAATAGATTCGTTATTTTCCCAATCGAGCACAATGATATTTGGGAATATTACAAACAACATCAAGCGGCTTTCTGGACTGCGGAAGAGGTTGATTTATCAAATGATATTAGAGATTGGGAAAACTTATCAGATAATGAGAGATTTTTCGTAAAAAACGTCTTATCATTCTTTGCGGCATCCGATGGTATTGTTAATGAAAATTTAGCAGAAAACTTCTTAAAAGAAGTCCAATACCCTGAAGCAAAATTCTTTTACGGATTTCAGTTAATGGCAGAAAATATTCACTCTTTAATGTATTCATTACTTATTGATACCTATGTGTCAAACCCACAAGAAAAAGATGAATGCTTTCACGCTATTGATAGATTACCTGCGGTACAAAAAAAGGCAAAATGGGCTTTAAATTGGATAGAGAACTCAACATTTGAAGAAAGATTAATTGCTTTTGCGGCGGTTGAAGGTATCTTTTTTTCAGGTTCGTTCTGTGCTATTTTTTGGTTAAAGTCTCGAGGTATTTTACAAGGACTATGTAATGCAAACACTTTGATTTTCAAAGATGAGAACTTACACTGTGACTTTGCAATTCATTTATTAAATAATCACATTGAAAACAAACCAAGTGAGAAAAGAATTAGAGAAATTTTATTATCCGCATTAGAGATTGAGAAAGAATTCATTATTGAGTCATTACCAATATCTTTAATTGGGATGAATTCAAATTTAATGAAACAATATCTTGAATTTGTTACTGATGGTTTATTACTTAAACTTGGATGTAAAAAAGAATTTAATGTGGACCAACCATTTAAATTTATGGAACAAATTGCGGTAGAAACAAAAGGTAATTTTTTTGAATCAAGGACTATGGAATACCAAAAAGCTAAATTGAACGAAACATTGTCATTTACGGATGATTTTTAAATAAAAATATATGATGTCATTAAAAATTAAAAAAAGAGGGGGCGATGAGGTGTCCTTTAATCCTCAGAAAATTTATCAGAGAGTTAAGAAAGCCGCTAAAGGGTTAAATGTTAATTCTGATGAAATTTTTATTAAAGTTATTACTTCGGTACCTACCGAGGGTAGTATAACAACAAAAGAGTTAGATAAGTTAGTGTACGAAATTGCGGCGGCATATACTGGTAGTCATCACGATTATTCAAGATTAGCTTCATCAGTTGCAATATCTTCATATCACAAAGAAACTAATCATAGTTTTAGTGAAACAATGACAGAATTGTACAATAATGGTATTGTTAATGAGATATTAATGAAAACTATTGAAAAATATGGTTCAGAAAATATTGATAAAATAATTAATCATGAGAATGATTATAATTTTGATTATTTTGCTTGGCGCTCATTACAAGAAATGTATTTGTTAAAGTTATCTAGTGGTAAGGTTATTGAAAGACCACAACACATGTATATGAGAGTTGCCTTATGGGTGACTAAAACATTTGAAGAGGCAGTTGAATATTACAATTCATTATCAAATCAATTGATTTCACCAGCAACACCTATCATGATTAATGCGGGGACAAAGACACCTCAGTTAGCGTCATGTGTATTACATTACAATAATTCCGATTCCCGCAAAGGTTTATTAGGGACATTGAGTGACATTTCAACGTACTCCTCTGACGCGGCAGGTATCGGACTTTCAATGTCAAATATTAGAAGTAAAGAAAGTAGAATTTCAAGTTCAGGAGGATTTGCGGGTGGACTTTTAAAATATTTAAAAATAGTTAATGAGTCACTTAGATTCTTTAACCAACAAGGTCGTAGACCAGGTAGTGCTGCTATCTATATTGAACCTTGGCATAAAGATATTATTGATTTATTAGAGATTAAGAAAAATACAGGTTCGGAAGAAATGAGAGCTCGTGATTTATTTACCGCACTTTGGATTCCTGATAATTTCATGCGAGCGGTTGAAAATAATGATGATTGGTATTTATTCTGCCCTAACGACATTATCTCAAATAATATTAAACCATTACAAGAGTGTTATGGAAATGAGTACGAAGAAAATTATAAATTAGCTGTCAGTAAAGGTCTTGGTAAAAAAGTTAAGGCTCAAGATATTTGGAATAAAATTATTGAATCTCAGATTGAAACTGGAGTCCCTTATTTATGTTCTAAAGATAATGCGAATAAGAAAACAAATCACCAAAATATTGGTGTGATTAAACAATCTAATTTGTGTAACGAGATTTATCAATTTACTGATGAGAATACTACCGCAATTTGTACCTTGTCTTCTATGGTTTTAAAGAACTTTATTATTGACGGTAAATTTGACTTTAGATTATTATACAGTGAGGTTAGAAAAGTTGTTAGAGCTTTAAATAAAGTTGTTGATATTAATAGCTACTCTACTGAAAAAGGACGTAAAGGTGGTCTTGAACAAAGAGCAATTGCGATTGGAACTCAAGGTCTTGCGGATGTCTTTTATCTAATGGATTATATTTTTACTTCTGAAGAAGCAAAGTCATTGAATAAAGATATTTTTGAAACTATCTATTATGCGGCTATCAGCGAAAGTAATGAATTATGTAGAACTGAAGAATACCAACCATACAAATTCTTTGAGGGGTCACCAATGTCTAAAGGAGAATTCCAATTTGATATGTGGGGATTAAAAAAAGAAGGTTTATCGGGTTATTGGGATTGGGACACGTTAAAAGAAGACGTTAAAAAATATGGGGTATGTAACTCTTTATTTACGGCACAAATGCCTGTTGCGTCTTCAGCTAAAATCACTGGGTCTTTTGAAATGACAGAACCGGCTCACTCAGCTTTGTTTAATAGACGTGTTGTTGGTGGAGAAATTTTGATTGTAAATAAATATTTAATCAATGATTTTGAAAAAATTGGTATTTGGTCTGAGGATTTAAAAAATGAAATAATTATGAATGAAGGTTCAGTTCAAGGGATTAACTTTAACCATTATTTAGACCCTGAAGACAAAAATTACAATAAAAAAGTTAAACGTATTGAACATCTACTTCCTAAGTACAAAACTATATGGGAAATTTCCCAAAGAGATTTGATTGATATGGCTGCGGATAGAGGTCCTTTTATTGACCAATCACAATCAATGAATATCTACATGTCAGCACCAACATTACCTAAAATTTCGTCGGCACATTTTCATGGATGGAGACAAGGATTAAAAACTCTTTGTTATTATGTTAGAACTAAGGCGATTTCTACAGGAGCAAAACATTTAGCTATGGACATCTCTAAAGTTGAAAAACCAAAGATTGAAAAACAAATACCAAAATTGGATGTTATACCTTTTGACCCAACAATTAAACCAAAGGATTCAGAATTTGAATGTTTTGGATGTGGGTCTTAATATAAAATAGAAAATTACAACATTAATCACGGCAAACTGTCGTGATTTTTTATTTTACTCTATTTATAAGAAATAATCACGACACTATATTTATTGATATGGCAAATGGAACTACATATGGGATTAATTTTCCTTTTAGAGATTCTTATGATGGTAAGTATTTAGACCTTTCTGAGGTAAATGATGAAGAAATCAGAACTGATTTAATTCATCTTTTATTGACTAGAAAAGGTACTCGATATTATTTACCTGATTTTGGTACAAGACTATATGAGTTTATATTTGAACCTTTAGATGGACCTACGTTTTCAGAAATTGAAGCGGAGATTAGAGCCTCTGTTGAAGAGTATATTCCAGGAATAACAATTACTAAGATTGACATAAGTGCGGCTTCCGAAGGGGAGGAAAATAAAGGTACTTATATAAACGACAACGACGAAAGAGTTTACCGAGTTTCTGATATTGGAACTTTAGAACATACTGCAAGAGTTAAAATTGATTACATCATTACTAATGATGCTTTTAACAATTCAGATTTTGTAATTATAAATATTTAATGATATATGGCTAACAAGAAAATATCATACACAACTAGAGACTTCCAATCAATTAGAACTGAGTTAATAAATTTTACAAGAACTTATTATCCTGACACTATTGATAACTTTAACGACGCCTCAGTTTTTTCAGTATTGTTGGACTTAAACGCAGCTGTAACTGACAACTTACAATTTAACATTGATAGAAGTGTTCAGGAAACTGTATTACAATATGCACAACAAAGGTCATCAATTTTTAATATTGCAAGAACTTACGGATTAAAAGTTCCTGGACTTAGACCGTCAGTCTCATTAGTTGACTTTTCAATTACGGTACCCGCATTTGGGGATAAGGAAGATTTAAGATACTGTGGTATCTTAAGAAGAGGTTCCCAAGCTAATGGTGCTGGTCAAGTTTTTGAAACAATTTACGATATTGACTTTACATCAGCAATAAACGCCGAAGGTTATCCTAATAGATTAAAAATACCTAATTTTGATTCTAATAATAAATTAATTAATTATACCATTGTTAAAAGAGAAACTGTTGTTAATGGTATTACAAAAGTTTTTAAAAGAGTTATAACATCGTCTGATGTTAAACCATTTTTAGAAATATTTTTACCTGAAAAAAATGTATTAGGGGTTACAAGTGTTTTATTAAAAGATGGTACGCAATACGCTAATATTCCTACTACCCAAGAATTTTTAGGTTCCAACAATAGATGGTATGAAGTTAAAGCGTTAGTTGAAGATAGAGTATTTATTGAAGACCCAACAAAAGTTTCTGATAATCCGGGAATTAAAGTGGGTAAGTACGTCCAAACAAATGATAAATTTATTACTGAGTACACACCTGAAGGATTTTTTAAAATGACATATGGTGGTGGTAGTCAATCTGCGGATGAACAATTAAGGGAGTTTGCAAAAAATGGGTTCACATTAGATTTAAATAAATATTCAAATAACTTTGCTTTAGGTAGTGTTCTTAAAGCTAATAGTACATTATTTGTACAATACCGAGTTGGTGGTGGAACAGGAACTAATTTAGGTGTTAATATTATTAATCAAATAGGCACAGTTTCATTCTTTGTTAATGGTCCATCAGAATCAGTTAATACAAGTGTTGTTAATTCATTACGTTGTACTAACGTTGTTGCCGCAATTGGTGGGGCAAATTACCCAACAACAGAAGAAGTTAGAAACTTAGTGGCTTTTAACTTTGCGGCTCAAAATAGAGCAGTAACGGTTAATGACTACGATTCTATAATTAGAACAATGCCGTCACAATTTGGGGCACCTGCTAAAGTTGCGATTACCGAAGAAAATAATAAAATTAAAATTCAGATGTTATCTTATGACGAATCTGGTAATTTAACTGAAATTGTGTCAAACACATTAAAAAATAACGTTGCTAACTACCTATCAAACTATAGAATGATTAATGATTACATTTCTATTCAAAGTGCTAATGTTGTTGATTTAGGTGTTACTATTGATGTGGTGTTAGATAATAGTCAAAACCAAGGGGCGGTTATTTCTCAAATAATTACTATTGTATCTGAGTTCTTTAGTCCTGGTAACAGACAGATGGGGGAAAATGTGTATGTGTCCGACCTTAGAAGATTAGTCCAAAGTGAAAACGGGGTTATTGCGGTTTCAGATATGTTATTCTTTAACAAGGTTGGTGGTCAATATTCTTCATCACAAACATCACAATCTTATATAGACACTAATACGAAACAGATTGGTTTAGTTGACGATACTATTTTTGCTGAACCAAGTCAGACCTATCAAATCCGATATCCCAACAAAGATATCAACATCAGAGTCAAAAATCTAAAAACGGTTAATTTTTCTTGATAATTTATTTTCAAAATAAATGAATTATCATTTGAAAATAGTATATAAACTATTTATCAAAAAAAGACCAATATGTCCAACTCGTATAGAATAAGAACCAAACCTGGTGTTGATAGCTCAATTAAGATTTTAATTGACCAAGAGTTTGAATATTTAGAGATTCTTTCTCTAAAAATATTACAAAGCCAAATTTACACAAGACAGTGTTCCGACTATGGAGTTATTGTTGGTAGAGTTAGTATTAATAATGGTTTTGGTATTCCTAACGCAAAAGTATCTGTTTTCATACCTTTGGACAGTATGGACGAAAACGACCCTGTTATTTCTGAGTTATATCCTTACAAAACTTTATCAGATTTAAATGAAGATGGGTATAGATATAATTTATTACCTTATAAACAACAACATCCAGGTCATAATCCTACGGGGACCTTCTTTACAAGAGAAGATGTGTTAATCAACCCAACTCTTATTGAAGTTTACGACAAGTACTATAAGTATAATGCGATAACTAATGACAGTGGGGATTATATGATATTTGGGGTACCTGTAGGGGCTCAAACGGTTGTTGTTGACCTTGACCTTTCAGATATTGGTGAGTTCTCTTTAGCACCACAAGATTTAATTAGAATGGGGATTACTACAGAATCACAAGTTTCTGGGACAAACTTTAAATCATCTACAAATTTACGAGAATTACCTCAAATCATTACTTTCGTTAGAAACCTTGAAGTTGAACCATTATGGGGTCAACCTGAAATTTGTAATTTAGGTATTACAAGAACTGATTTTGATTTATCCGCAGAATTTAATATTAACATTACACCTACCGCGATTTTTATGGGTTCTTTAGTATCATCTATAGAAGAACAGTATGTTAAGAAGAGTTGTAAACCAACCTTAACCTCAGGGGCGCTTTGTTCTTTAGTTGCGGGGCCTGGTGAGATATTAGCAATTAGACACACAATTGCTCAAGATTCTAACGGACGACCTATATTAGAAACAATTGATTTGGAATCAGGGGGACAAGTTATTGATGAAAATGGTACTTGGCTTGTGGATTTGCCGATGAACTTGGATTATGTTATCACTAATGAGTTTGGTGAACAAGTTATTTCAGACAACCCAAAAAATGGTATCCCAACAAAAGGTAGGTATCGATTTAAAGTTAAATGGAACCAATCACCATCAGTTTCTGCTGACCCTATTAAAAGGGGGTATTTTTTAGTTCCAAATATTAAAGAGTACGGGTGGAAAAAAATTGGAAATATTAACGTAGACCCACTTACTAATAATACCGCAACTGCCTTAAATCGAGACGCGGCACAAAGGTCATACGCGTTCAGTTTAGATTGGGCGGATTATGGATTAACGGGGACATCCATGGGTAATCAGATGATTGATGAGGCGATTAGGTGTGAAGATAAATTTTACGAGTTTCAATACAATAAGGTTTATACTGTATCACAATTAATTACTCAATATAGAAATGGGTATGGTAACTGGAGAATTATTGCGATAAAAGATATTTTAGATAGTGATGTTAAATGTTCTAGCGACAATAATAAGTTTCCAACAAATGATGCGGTATATAGATTTGATTTAATTTATCTCCTATTTACGATAATGATGTTTGTTTTTAGACCGATATTATATGTGTTATTACTAATAGTACACATTTTAGCTTTTTTTTTAATGCTTATTGGCCCTATATTAGCAATCATCGCGATAGTTGTCTATCTTGTTGTTATTACTATCTGTACATTTATTAATGGGGTGATATGGGTGATTAACGGAATTCCTTTTGTTAGTCTTGATTACTTGGATTGTCCTGATGTTAAGGATATTAAGGAAACGGTTAACCTCCTGTTAAATTTATATAAAAAATTTACTAATTTAAGACTCCCTAATTTATCATATCCCGACTGTGAATTCTGTCAATGTACTGATGGAGACGCAATCGTAATTGACAATGCTGATTATCCAGATGCGGTAGCTAATGTTGCACAAACCGCTCAAGAAGCTGGTGCTAATGCGGTTTTAAGTCCCTTTGAACTTTCAACAAGTTATAACGCGGCCTCACCATATAATACGGATAACCTTGTTTATGAGCAGTTATTTGCGGGGACATCATTAGGTAATGCTAACCAAGCAAATAATCCATTAACACCTCAAACACGTGCACCAAAACTTATACCAGTGTCGGGTGGCGTGAGTAATCAAGGTAATGATTATGAGTTTACAACAAGTTTAACTCAAGCGGAAAGATTAAATTTATTTAATACTAAAGCAAAGTTTTTCAGAAACGACATTAATAATAATCCTGGTGGTGGTGTTAATATAATTAACGTTTCATTTAATCCTAACGATATTGGTGTTACTCACCAAGATAATGTTATCGTACTTATGGTAGACCCTAGCGCGGCGGAAACTTTTCTACCTGGTAATTTAATAACTTTTCAAGACCCTGCAAACTCTACTGACCCTAATATGACAGGGTTTACGTCTATTAATGATTATGGTACTACGAGTAGTACAGGTACTACGGTTAATAATAAACCAGGTAGTACTTCAAATGTTGGTAATATTACAGTCCAATATGCCGATTATACAAACGGTAATGGTCCTGCATTGACTAAAACATATACTAGTCAACAAGCTGATAATGATGCGCAGTACGCAAAATTCCCAATGGATGTTGAGTATTTCCAAGTAATTACCGCACAGACTTATTCCGACTATTTTACAATATGTAACCAACCAGGAAGTTTTGGTGCTTATCATGGTTTAATAAATAGATTTATTAATAACCATATGAAATTCAATAGAATTTATGGTAAATCTTTTGGGTCAGGATTTTGGATAAATGAGTTAAATATTAATTATCCCGGCGCATTTCCACTAATAAAACCTAGTCTTTATTTCCCTGAATTTAATGAACAAATTGTTGTTTTTTTAGTTAGAGGGGTTGACCCGTATTCTACAAGAAGTAATTGTGAATACGACCTCAGTGTTTTGTATGGTGATGTTGTGACAGCTTCTTCAATTTCTAATACATGGGGTTTTACTAACAGAGTAAAAGTTACTAGTGGTGTTGGTGGGGCGCCTAAATATCATTTAAATCAACCAATTAAACCTGGTTTTAAAAATATTAGACATAATTTAACAAATAATTTTGATACCGATACTTATAGTGGTCAAAAATTATATTTTGATTCCTTCCATTATCAACCGAGTCCGACTGGCCCCGCGGCTTTTAGTGGATTTAATTCTAATTTACAAACTTACTATTCTTCATTAGATAATGGTAGTATGTCGTTCACACCTCAAGTTGGTACTCCTAGTTTAGAGACTGGTTTTAATTCTGACACAACTTACGGTGTTAATGTTGATGGTAACATTAATTACTTTGCTAGAGAATTTAATTCACAACCAGGTTTAATTGACCCAAATACAAATAACTACCTCGCTCCCATAAACCCTTATAATGTTCCAAACACTAATTTTCCCAACACTGTAAGTCGTGGATATTACGATAATGAAATTATTGAAGGAGGGTCTGGAATGTATTGTCAAACTTTTGTAAGAGCACTTAGCGTAGCGGCAAGTATAGGTGGAACCTACGACTATAAATCATATTATTATGCACCAAAATACCCTATTGCTAACATGTCATATAATTTGGGTGGTAGTCGAAAAATAATAATGAGGTCAGATAGATTACCTACATCTACTACATTACAAAACAATTTAAATAATAGTTTTGCATTACATAACAATGTTAATTTCTCAGTATATTCAATTAGTGATGATGGTACTTCAGTGCAAGCTCAAGGTGTTGGTGGCGGCCAATCGGGAAGTATAACGGGTAATACTGCGGACTCATTAAGTGATGGTGAGACGGAACCTCAAATTATTAGTTCAGTTATTGACTCATTCAACTGTGGGGCGATGATTAATTTAGACTGTTATAAAGAGGTTAATGGAGAGTTAGTTGTTGATTATACAGGGCCTTGTGGGTATACCTTTTGGAACAAGAAACTGGTGACAAAGGGATGTTATACTTTTATAACTACAATTTTTTTATCATTAGTCTCAGACTTTAAATTATTAACCGAGTGGGTTAGTCGTTTATTAATAACATTTGCCGCATGTCGAAACGTGTGGGGACATCTGTTCACAAATAATTGGATTAATGGTACTTTATACGCATTTAATTTTAATAATGATGTCACATTTACATCTCCATTATCACCAAATCCAAATCAAGCAAGATATTCTTATTGTGATGATGTGGTTATATTACATAATAATACTAACAATTTTTATTATAGAAGTAGCCCATGGGACCGAATTGAGTTTATTGGACAAAATAGAGCAACACCAAATACTTTTACTTCGGCATTATTTGGGGGGTATGGTGGAAATATGTATAATTTATTATACCCAACGACCATTATGGATTTAGGTCCAAGAAATGATTATTTACAAGATATTGTAATGTCAGATAAATATGATGGATATGTTGCTAATAAATTAAAATCAACTACTTTCTCAGATGTTACTGAATTATTAAATTTGTTCGTAATTACTAGGTTGGCTAATTCAAGTTTCTTACAACTATTAATTGGTGGAGGAAATGTGTTCTCATATTTTAGTAGAGTTAAAAATATGGTTGATGGGGATTACGCTCAGTCGATTTCAATTAATTCAGAACTTGGAGTTGCACCATTTCAATCGGCAAATTACCCCGACAGACCTGGACAAGATTCTATTTATATTAATACGCTTTCAGATGATGACCAAGTATTTGGAATATTCTATCAATCAGATACAAGACTAAGAGATTTAATTAGCCCAAAAAGGACAATTATTGACGATACTGTTCCGGCAACTAATGTGTGCGCGTTTAGTAATATTGAAGTTTCTTCCCAAGACGTTCCATTTTATCAATGGGAAGTTAGGACAAATAAAGTTGGTTCAAACGATAGTATTTTTGGTAGTCAAGTTAATGGGTGGATGACTGACCCGTTATCTACAACTAGTTTCTTTACTAAGAAATATCAAAGTTTAGATAGAATAGAATCAGCGTCAAGATATTTTAGAACTAATTCTACCGCAATGACTAAGTACTTTAAGGGTTATCTATATAGTGTTGAACCAAAGACCGTTACAGGTGTTTGTAGTATTTTTGGTAATGTTTTAACAATTTATTCTCCCATTCCACAACTTTTACAAGAAGGGTTTGTATTAAGTGCCGCAGGGATTATTCCAAATACTACGATAATAAGTCAATTAACTGTAGCATTACCAAGTACTGTTGCGGGTGGTTCAGGTACTTATCTTATTGATACTCCGCAAAATTTTGTTGGAGGGCCATTTACCGCAGTAGGGTTTATATATAGTGCGGATATTATCACTCAAGACCAAAACACCCCTAAAGGTAGAGTAATAAACACAGGAGCTCCTTTCTATTTCTATTTTGGTTTGAAGAGAGGTGGTACCGCATTTGATAGATTTGTGATTAAATGGGTCGATACTAATGATATAACTGCGTAATATGGGGAATAGAATAGATACTCGAGTAGTTTTAGGGTCATTAAGGTACAAGTCGGCACCTGACACAAACCTAATGTTTAATGTACCTTTAGTTCAAACTAATAAGGAGAATATTGAATTTGATAGGAATATTAATATTGACTTACAACAAGTTTTTGATGATGAAAGACAAAAATCCGATACATTTAGACCTGCGTGCAAGTTCTCATTATTATTTAACAATTCTTATAGTGGGTCAACTAATTACGTACCATTAGAAAATAATTTATATTATGTTAACGCTGTTGCAGCTGCTAAACTACAATGTGGGTATAATCCACAAACTGTTCTTTGGTCAGGGTTTCCACAATATAATGAGTTTGACTTTGTTCGCACAGATTATAATGTCCCAGGATATACTCAACCACCCAATAATCATATTACTTTTATACCTAAAAGTGCTTCAAGTTATAATTGGAATTTTTTTGTTAGTTATGCTTATGATAATGATTTTACAAAACCATTAGAGGCTATTGACCAAAAAAGTGGACAATTATTACAATGGATTTCTGGTGGAGGAATACCATTTATAATTAATAACACAACATTTAATGGACAAAATTTAGTATCATTTAGATGTCCGGTAAAACATGGTTTATCTATTGGTGAGCACGTAAAACTTAACTTCAGTTACATTGGAATTGACACATTTCAAGTATATTCATTAGGAGACCAAAAATCGGGGAGTGAAGAATACATATTCAATATATATAACGTTGGGTTTACTGGCGCTGTTTTTGTTAATAATAAAAAAGGTTTTTTTAAAAGAATTATTGATATTGAAAATCCTAATGATACTACCTCACAATATTATGTTAGAAGACATAAATTATTAACTAACTCGCAAGACGCGGTATTAGTTAACGCAGGATTTGACCAAAATATTTTTGGTAATAAAAAGAAATTTGAAAGTAGTGGATTTACGCCAAATCGAGTTGCTAGGGTTTCAACTAAAGAAGGCTCGCAATCATATACACTATCTTTTAATAAAGACATAAATATTAATCCTATTAGAGATAATCAAAAACGACCTATAAGTGAGTTATTTTTCACTGTCATTTGGAAAGGTTATTTTGGATTAATGTTTGGTACTAAAAAAAATCCAAATGACTATTTAGGTCTTAAACAAGGTTATGAATTTAATTTACCGGTTGACCCCGCAAACAATCAACCTAGTTCTTGGTGGGAGAACCTAAACAGTTTATCCGACACAACATTTCCTGTTGGTTTTTATAACACACCACTTGGTGCTGGTTTAGGGCCTAATTCAGGGCCAATACCATTTACCTATATTGAATCGTTAAAACAAAATGATATTTTAGATGGGGATTTGTGTGAGTGGAATGAATCGGAACAAAAAGAAAGAGTTATCTCAAAATTATATCATAAGTACAGATTTAACCCATTTGTATTAAGTGTGACAGAACCACAACAATCACCCTCAAACATGTTTGGGTATTATTATCAACCTCATTACCCAATAAAGATTAGGGATTATTCTGATTATATTGAAACGGGTAGTAAACAATTAACTGAGGGTATCCCTGACTATGCGTTTTATTCGCAAAAAACCGATTCATTTATTTGGAGAGATATATACCAATATGGTTTTATTAATAATGGTATTGGGGTTAATTACCCATTTATTAATGGTACCCATTACCCTTATAATTATAATATTTTTAGAATAATTCCGGAAGGAAGTAATTATGGTATAGAAGGATTAACAACTGACCCTATTATCGATGGATGTGAGTAACAAATATAAATTTATATTACCGACAACGGATAAATATATTAATTTGCCAATAGAACTTAAATGGGATTTTTATGGTAGAGACGATAGTATTGAAATTTTCCAAGAAGAAGTTGTTGAAGATATCATAGGAGTTCCTGATGATTTTGAGATTTTAAGATTTGCCCACGATACTTACAGATTTGGAAACTCTTTTGAAGATACTAAAATAAATTATGAATTTAATTTCTATAACGGTAACCCAAATACTGTTGGAACCTCAACAATTGCGAATTGGGTATGTAGTTATTTACCTGAAGGGTTTTCAGCGACAGAAGTTTATTATTATGAAAAACCTTTTACCAAATCATTTTTTAAGTTAGATTTTTATGATAGTAATAGTGGTACAAATCAAACTAATTATTTTACTGTGATTTTACCCGTTCAACAGGGTCTTACTGAAAGTGTTAGTATTTCACCCATAAAACCAAACGTTGATATTAAAATACCTTCACAATTTTTAGATTATGTTGGGGACAAAGAAGGATTTTTTTTTTATTGGTTGAGAAAAAAAGAATTTATTGATATTAGTACGTTTTATATGTCCGCAAAATTTTTTGATGCCAGATTAGGTGTATTTGTTAAAATGATGACAGTACCACAATCCACGTTACCTAATGTCTTTTTATTTAATGGTGAAGATAAGTTTTATTATAAAGTTGTTTTAAACTCTGTTAATCAAACCTATAGAATTTTTAACATTTCTAACGGACTTAGAGTTGGTGAGGGAACCCCCATAAAATGGTATGAATATGTAAACCCATAATATGGATAATAGAATTTATTATATAAAAATATCTCCAGAAGTTATTAAAAACGATATCTTCAAGGTTAATATATACTCACCTTATACCGAAGATATTGAGATACCCTTTTGTTGTGATATATATACCCAGCAAGTTACAAAATATGTGACAGGACATACATATGTGTATTCATCCATGACTGAAATTTTATCAGGTGGAACCAACGGGGATTCAATCTTAACAGGACTTACGGTTCCAATTATGTTAACTGAGAATACGGTTGATTTGGGGTATTATTCAGTTTTTGATGGAATGGTGTTACAACAGGAAACTATGACTAATTTTTTGTTTTCTGCGACAACAACATTCCCTAACGTATATTATTTTTATAATACTTCCGATACCGAGTTTAAAAAATATTTAGAATTTTCAAATTATTATGTTGATTGGGGTGACGGAACGCCAATACAAACAATAACAACAAACGCGCCAAATTATTACCAACACACTTACTCAACAATTGGGGAATTTACTATTATTATGTCAGGAATGAGTCCATGGGGTTCAAATATTGTTAAAAAAACAGTTGAAGTTCCATTTACTAACATTGTAATAACTAATCCTAATGGTACCGCTTATTTTACACCTGCGGGTGGTAGTTGGAGTGGGACTATGTTTAATTATGATTACATTTTTAGTGGTGATGCTAGTTGTGACGCACAAATAATGGACATTACAAATTTTACCACAGTCCCTTTTATTGTTACAGGGTACACTAAATCTTCTGTTAGCGATTTAGAAGTGTACGGAAATAAATATATTTTGTTTGGTGGAAAATATAATATAGGTGTTCAAATAACTGGCACATCGGGAAACATTGGAACATATTGGGGACCACACCTAACAGAACCATACACTGCATATACAATTAATGGAATGAATTACTATGATTATAGTGATGGTACTACAGTATTTGCGGTTGAGTCTTCGGGATTAACTCAAGATATGTTAATTTGTTCTGCAATTACAAAAAATGAGGTATTGATAAATGTAATTGATGAGGCTGAAGTTCAAAGTAATGTTTTTGTTGAACGAGGTAAACTATCTGGTTTGGAACGAATTGAAAGATTGGGGGAAATTGATAATATAGGTGACCTTGAAAAATACGGATATGAATTTTTTAATATAATAAAAATATAATATGGATATTTATTGTTATAAAAATTTGTGGTAAATGTGGGATAGAAAAAGAAAAAAATAATAAAATATTAATAAATAATTAAAAATGGCAACAGGAACGTACGGTACAATTAGACCAGCGGATGTCTCTCCCGAAGATGTGGAAATCATCTTAAATTACACACCATCAAGGGATGAAACAGATAATTTTATCTTAACTAAGTTAAATGCGACATCAATCTTAAGACCATACTTTAATAACAATGATACTGGTGGTAACCCTAATATTGAAATATTGGGTGGTTTATATAATTTAAGGTTACCTTCAGACCAATTTAATAAAATTGGTATCTATACCTTAATGGTTAGACCGGCCCAAATAAGAACAAGAATACTTGATTGTGGTGTTCTATCGGCATTACCAAATGTTAAAGGGTTAGTTATTGATTTAAATGACGTGCCAACTCAGTTTAGAAATAAATTTGTTAATCAAGGATTGGTTGGTTTTAGAATTGAATATTTAAATTCTGACGGAACTAAAGTACCTAATTTTTTTAGATTAATAACTTCATCATTTTTTTGTGAACCAGTTGTTCAAAACTTAACTAATACTTCTCAAAAAGCTATTAGATATAGGTATACTGATAATAATACAAATTTAATTTTTTGTACTGTTTCACCATCATCATCACCTACTAATAAGCCAAATGCAACACCGTATATTGGGCAACCTGACCAAGATATCATTATTACAAATACTTTCTTTAATCCAATAACATTGGATATTGAAATTGCTGAACACGATTTCTCAACATTGGCAATTGCATTGTTTGGTAATCAAACTAAGTCTATGGATGATGGTATCTACACATTATACGATACTCAAAATAACATATACAGACAATACAATTTATATGAAATTAGAGACCAATTTAATGAATTACTTTATGAGGTTAGACAAGATAGGGGAAATAATATTGACTTCAGTAAAAACTTTACAAATATAACGCAATAATGGCCGTTACAAAATATACTTGCCCACCTCAGTCCGCTTCAGGAGCTGGTACCTTTTCCGATAATTTAGTTGGATTCCAATTAGTTACTGGTGGAGGTTTAACGCAAGGAAATTTTGAATTTGTTAGTTCTATTAATGAAAAAACAAATAGAACCTTTAATACGGGTAATTTCTCAGACCCTATCAGTTTAGATAGTATGGGTGTTAGTGGTGTGGTACAATCTAAATCTATTTTTGAAAATAACTTTAAGGTTTATCCTAATTTTGACATGAGTCAAATTACCAACTTCACATTATATGGGTCGATGGTTAAACGTATTTCAGTTTCGGTTGAAACCATTATTAGTAAGTTCCCTGCGGCATTAGAGTCGACATTCATGGGGACTAACTATGTGACAGGTGCAACCGCAACTAACATTTTATTTAATTCGGTTTACGATGAGACCGTTTTTGATTTGGACGTTTCAAAATTAAGAAATCCATTTGATATTGACTTTTCGGTTAACTCAACAAGAAATTTAGAATTAAAAGAAATTAGTGTATCTCCATTAAGAGATATGACAATCCAATATGCTAAGTATTCCTTATACGTCAATGGGGTTGGATATGATGTTAAATCTTTAACACCAACAACCAATACTTCTAGTGGAATATTACAAATATCCGTTAGTGGAAACCCTTTTTCAGGGCAAAGTATTGTATATTATAGTTTTGTTATTCGGCCTAACGACTATGAGGTTACTAAAATATTTAATGAAGATTTAGATGAAGTTGAAAATTTCTTATTAAATAGAAGTGTAACACCAATTTATACCGCAACATTCCAAGTACCAAGAGAATCTGAAGATGGTACATATTACACCTCAAATCAACCAATTACATGGCCATTGTATGGTGAGTGGAATATTGATATTATAACCAAATCATTTGAAAATTATTTAATACAATTAAATGAAGTTAGTGAGTATTTTGACATTTATACAACAAATTTAGTCTCAAGATTTTTAATTACAGGTTCATTTAAAGAATTTGACACCGTAACTCAAAAAATGGAAAAAGTTCTACAGATTTATGGTAGAAGTTTTGATGAAACTAAAAAATTCATAGACGCTTTAGCATTTATGACTTCGGTTAATTATAATGTTGGTAATGATATACCGTCACAATTATTAAAAAATTTAGCACAAACATTAGGTTGGGGAATTAACATTTCACCAATAACCGAGGATGATTTTTTAGGTTCTGTGTTTGGTCAAAAAAATAAAGACAATTCACAATTTACAGGAACGTCACAAAAACAAACTCCCGATGAATTAAATTATCAGTATTACAGAAATTTAGTATTAAATTCCGCTTACTTATTTAAATCTAAAGGAACAAGAAAATCAATTGAAGTTTTAATGAGATTGGTTGGTGCTCCTGAAGCCTTAGTTGAATTTAATGAATATGTTTATGTTGCTGACCAAAAAATTAATTTAGAACAGTTTGATACACAATTCTATAATATTTCTGGAGGGACATACATTCAAGAATTACCGACTTACGAACAAGGTAATACATTTAACATTATGGGAGTTACCTATACAGGTTTTACTACTCAAACAACAATTCAGGATGTTAATATTAACCGAGGGGAATACCCTATGGATTTTTATGGATATCCACAAGCACCTATCGACACTGAAAATTACTTTTTTCAGATAGGTAGCGGTTGGTTTGAACAAACACCAAAACACAGAGCTCCTGAACAAGTTGATTTAAATAATAGTGTATTCACAGGTTCTAACCCTAATTATCAAACAACTTTAATACCTTATTCATACGGTCAAGAATATCTTAATAGATTTAGGGACTTCCCATTTATGACATTAGGTTATAATTTGAGCGCAGTTCCTGATAATAATAAAAGTTGGACTGATAATGAAGTTGGAATAAGAAGTAATTTAGATGGAGGGATTAATGCTCGTTATTTTGTCGATGATGAAAGATTAGTATTAAATGTTAAAAATGTTGATTTATTTTTAAATCCTGCTCAAGGTATCGTATATGACGTATGGTACATGTCTAGACAATATAATTACCCAATCCCAAATCAAGGTTTAAATTATGTGGCACCAACTTATTGTAACCCACACCCAAATATCGAGTATCCACAAAGAGGTGGTGTGGATTGGACTGAAATCAACCCACAACCAAAAAGAAAAACATTCTTTGAGTTTGCTCAAACATTTTGGCAAAATACTATTAATGTTAGAAACAGACAATATGCTACAGATGGTAAAACAAGTGGTTATCCAACTTTATCTTCTATTTTTTGGAAGTATTTAGAGTCTCAAAAGACAATAAATATACCTAACGATAATTTCACATATCAAACAATGATTGACTACGTGAATGGTATGGGGGATTATTGGATTAGACTTGTTGAACAAATGATTCCTGCAACAACTATTTGGAACACTGGTGTTAAGTATGAAAATTCAATATTTCATAGGCAAAAATTTGTTTGGAGAAGACAAGAGTGTTGTAAATTTATACCAGTACCATGTAAACCATGTTCATTAACCTCAAACATATATCGATATGATTGTAATATACAATCAGTTGAATGTGGTGTGTATCCTTGGTATGGAAGTTCTACTATTAATAGTTTTAATGCGGTTTTAGGTCAAGCGCTTAATAACTATCTTACTGCTAATGGTTATACCTTAAATGACTGTTTATTAAATACTTTAACAACTAATTGGTTTGTAGAAATAAAAATTAATGACTCAACTGTTATTCAATACCCATTTTTTGATGGAATTGGTTATACCAATATAAGTTTAAGCTCGCCACAACCAAATGATTGGGATTCCGCATTATTAATAGCATTAAATGATTTAACAATTTACGGATATGACTATTATTTAACAACTACCGATACTATAGTTATTTATAATTCAATTTGCTCCACTTCAGCCTTTGGTGATAACTTCAAACTAAATGTCGGAATAAACTTTAATATTTTATGTAATTAATGTCTTGTACTTTATTATATACCTCAACTATAACTGGTGATTGTTCAAATACTAATGTTGGAGGATTCACTATAGATATTAATGGTAGTGCTCCTGATTATTCAATTCAGTGGATTAACCCATCTTCTTTAGGAACTATAGCGTTAGGTGCTGGTGTTATACAATATGAGGTTACATCATTATCTGCGGGGACTTACACATTTAATATTATTGATTCATGTATACCAACATTAACGATTGTCCCCGTAAATGTATATATATCAAGTGGAACGTGTGTAAGTATTGATTCTCATACTAATGCTACTTGTGGCCAAAATAACGGTAGTCTTACCGCATCAACCCAAAATCTTTATGGTATAAGTCAATTCTACCTTTACGATACAATTAATGGTTATATTACTTCGGCGTCATCAGTGACAAATACTTTTGCATTTGATAATATGTTAAGTCCTGGAATTTATTATGTTATAGGTGATGATGGTGGTGGATGTTCCGGTAAGTCAGAAACATGTATTGTTCAAAGTGCGGAAACATTTGACTACGGATTTTATGTTGTTAATGATGCGGGGTGTGCGGTAAATTCGGGTAAAATATTTATTACAGGATTAACAGGCACGCCACCATACACTTATTTATGGTCAAACGGAGGAACAAACTCATCAATTAGCGGTTTAAGTGCCTCGACTTACGGTGTTATTGTTACTGATGGTAATGGATGTACTATTTCTAAATCGGTAACGGTATTACAAGTGCCATTAGTTGGTTTAGGAGCGTTTACCTCAATTAGTCCAACTTGTTTTGCGTCTAACGGAGAAATTACGGTTACGGTAACAGGTGGAACCGCGCCATATTATTTTTCAGGTTCAAATGGGACTGTTTATATTACATTTGACCAAACTTACACTTTTACAAATTTAGCTTCAGGTGTTTTTACAGTACAAGTGACGGATGCTGGTTTATGTAATTTTGTTGCAAGTACAACATTATTACCTCCAGGAGGATTTAGTATTGTTGGTATTGGTGTTAATAATTCAAACTGTAACAATAACGGGGGGTCTTTAAACCCAATTCAATTATTTGGTGGTAGTGGTAATTACACCTATGACTTACAATATCCTGATGGACATCATGATATTGTAAGTACAACAAATCAAAATTGGCAATTTACGGGACTTTCAGGAGGTACTTATAATTTAACAATTAATGATGGTGTCTGTACCTTTACCAGTGCTTATACTATCAATAATACTGTTCAATTTAATTTAACAACAACAAGTACAGGAACAACTTGTGGTTTTACTAATGGAGCTATTAATTTAGAAATTTCAGGTAGTACAGGGCCTTATACTTACTCAATAAATGGGTTAAGTTTGGTTTCGCCTTTAAGTGCTTATACATTTAGTAATCTGGCCTCAGGAACATATACGGCTAGTGTTACAGACTTTAGTGGGTGTCAACAAACTAATTCTGTATTAGTTGCCCCATCCGCAAATCCTAATTTTATATTAAATGCGACAAATACAGTAAATGGTTCTGATGGTACTATCACCGCATACATAACTAATGGTTTACCACCATTTACTTTAAATTGGAGTAGTAACGTAAATGGACAAACAGGGGATACGATTAATAGTTTATCAGCTGGCACGTATTCACTTACAGTTATAGATTTTAATGGGTGTTCTACAATATCAAGTGTTATTATTACGGGTACAAATAGTGTGGCATCCTATCAGACATATACAATATGTGATACTGATTTTATCAATTCACCAAATGCAATTAAAACGGGGCCTAAACAAATGTTAAATGAAGGTTTTTATGATTTAACATTTAATGATATAAATTGTGTGTTAAATGAAGCAATTTTTGAGGCGATTGTGAGTGTTAGTGGTGATGTTTTAACTCAACAATTTTATGCTGGTACAACATTAAACGAATATCCTGCAGATAATCAATTTTATGACACAATTACGGGGTTATTATTACAATTTGATGGTATTGCAAGTGTGGATATTAATCCTCTAAGAAACACTATTCAAATTTTAACTGATTGTGACTCGTTAGTTTCTTTATCGGATGCTCAAGTTATTATTAACATGAAAATATATTATGATATCTCGTGCGTTAGTTGTCCTAGTCCAACACCAACACCGACACAAACACCAACGCCAACTAACACTCCTACACCAACAGTCACACTTGGGTTAAGTCCAACACCAACAAATACCTCAACTCCAGCAAATACGCCAACACCTACACCAACAAAAACACCAACTCCAACACCTTTACCGATAATACCAATATGTTCTGTGATAATTAATGGTAGTACTAACGTATCCGCCTATTTTCCATCATCAAATACTAACGTATCTTTAGGTTTTTCAGTAAGTGCACTTGATATTGCACATACAACAACTAAACTATGGTTGGATACTGGATTGATAATTAAAGAATATAACATAACATTAAACCCTTGGTCAAAAACGTTCAACAGAAACATCGCATACCCTTCAGGTGTTTCTTTAGGGGCTGGTTTAGGTGCCATTAGCAGCTCTCAGTTAATCTCAACAAACACTTCAGTATCTCCTAATCAAATAATTACTTTAGATATTACCACAAGTACCGCAGTTTCAACTGTGATTGGAACACTACTGCCTGGTAGGGAGGTTTCGGGTGATATTTTATTAACAACAACAAATAAAATATTAGTTACTAATTCAACTACCTCAGGTCCATATCTTACATATCTAACCCAATATAGTTATCCGTCAGGTACTTTTGAAGTTGAGGTCGATATTACGTCAACCACACCCCAACCGTATGGTATATTTATCGATAGTGGTAATATATATGTTTGTAACAATGGTGGTCAAATATATAAGGTTAATGTTAACTTTCCATATACACAAACATTATTTAATAACTCAGGGTTATATGTTGAAGGAGCATCTCAAGTACCAAGTTGTTGTAATACTAACCTAAACTTACCTATAACATACTATACTTGGTTTACTAATCTTGATACCTACACATCATCTGATATTACTCCCTGTATAGCCACTGGTTGTGGGGCAAATTTATACACAGCAACATCGACAATAGCTCCTGGAATTGTAATATATCAGGATAATGCTTTAACAATACCATTTGTTGGTACTAATTATGGTGTTTCAGGTGGTGGATGGGGTAGATTGTTTTTATCAGATGATTGCCCAATAATTGGATTGAGAAATATTGCACAAGTAAATGGTTCAGGACAAGTTCTAAGTAATTATACATGTTAATATATGACAAACTCAATTAGTTTACTGGTAATTAATCAATTGGGTCTTTTTTACCTAAACCACCATAAAGTCTCATAAGTTTTAGGGATTCATGATAGTTTTTTTCTAATCTGTCTAGTTCTTTTTCAGGGACACCTTTTTCACAGGCAACCTCATACGCATCTTTAGATTCAGAAACCAATTTTGATATTGTTTTTAGTAGTTTCATATAGTATAAATATCTACCAAAACACCATTTATTAAGATGGATGATTAATTATATTTATTTTAAAACATAAAATGGATAAAAATTTAAGATTTGTATGTGCCCAACCTGATGTACCATATTTTTATTGGCAAGTTAGGGTGTACGTTGAAAATTTTATAGAAAAAGGTATTTTACCAAACCAAATACATGTTATTTTTGGTATAGTAACACCAAATACCGAACCAACTTCAGATTCGTTAAAATTAAAAGAATTGGGAATTAATATCCATCATTATTTAGACGACAGAGAACAAAAACATTATATTCCAAACATTAAGCCATTTTTAATTCATAAATGGTTAAAGGAATTCCCTCAACACGGAGAATGTTTTTTCTTACATGATGCTGATATAATTTTTAGAGAATTACCTGATTTTAAAACATTAATGGAGGATGATGTTTTATATCTTTCAGATACTGTTGGTTATATTGGGTTTAATTACATTATGGATTGTTGTAAAAGATATGAATCTCATCACCCACAATCTAAACAAGGGCAATTACTACAAGAAATGGTTGATGTTATTGGTGTTACGACCGAATGTGTTGAATGTAATGAAAATAATTCAGGCGGTGGTCAATATTTGATTAAAAAAACAGATTGGATGATTTGGGAAAAAATCTATATGGATTGTGCGCCACTATATGACCAAATGATGGATTACCAAAAACGTTTCCCAATAAACCAAGGTGAAATACAATTTTGGACTGCAGAAATGTGGTCTTTATTATGGAACTTATGGTATTTTGGAAAAGAAACTAAAGTAGTTAAAGATTTAGATTTTTCATGGGCAACCGACTCAATTTCTATTTACGAACAAAGACCAATACTTCATATGGCAGGAGTAACTTCAGATATGAAAACAACTAAATTTTATAAAGGTGATTTTATTAATGTTAATCCATTAATTAAGTTAACGGAAAATTTTGAATATTTTGATTATGTTGAAGAACATAGTTCTACAAAAAAATATATAGATGTTATGAAATCTATAGTAAAAAAACAATAATCTGATTATTTATAGTATAAATAACAATGACTAACACGACATCTTTACTTCAACAAAAAAACGAATGTGATGTAATTACAATATTTCCAATGACCGTTGAGTGTTTAGTTAACAATCCGTCATCACAAAATGCGACTGATGGAGGTTTATCTATTTCTATAACAGGAGGAACACCACCATACATAGTTGCTTGGAGTAATGGTAATATATCTCCGGCAATTAATAATTTAGGTGCTGGTAGTTATACGGCAATAGTTACTGACTATTCTTGGTCAGGGAGTGGTCCTGATTATACGGCAACTACAACATGTGTGTTAACCGCACCTATAACACCTACAACTACAACCACAACAACGGTTGCTCCTGTATTACTCTATGATATTTGTTTAACAGTGTATAAACAACCAAGTAATTATCAAATACACTTTAACCCTAATGGTATATATAATGGTATCTATAGTAGTGGTTATCAATCATGGATATCAGATGACTCAGTATACCAAATTGTTTGGGGTACACTATACCAGTCATGGACTGTAATTCCGCCCCCAACAAATCCTGGTTATTATTTACTATCACCCTCACCATATCCACCTTTAACGGGATGGTATATAAATGGTGCGTTAGGAACTGTTGTATCAAATCAAGGTCTTTGTGTACCGTTACCAAGTAACCCGTCATTTACATATTCACTTACTCAACCAACTTGTATATGTGATGGTAATATAATTATAACGGCTTCTAATGGAACACCACCATATCAGTACTCAGTTGATAATGGAGTGACATTCACTAGTAATTCAGGGCTCTTCACAGGAAAATGTCCTGGAACTTATAGTTTACAAATTAAGGATTCGTTAAATAATTTAAGTACTGTTTCTACGGCTACCTTAAATAATTTTATTGGAATAACAACATATACTCTTAGTTTGTCACCAGTATCTATTACAACGGTAAACAATAACACAACTGTAACAAAACAATATACTTGTACCGTAAATGTTTCACCACCAATCCCTGTTGGAACAACAATTACGTTTGATGCACAACACATAAATGTGCTTGGTAGAGGGCCTGCCTCAACTGACGCAACTATTGTGACTAATAGTGTTTTAACTAAAAATTCAACAGTAATACCAATAACTTCAAGCCCGTCATCAAGTAATACTACCACACAATTAGGTGCCGGTTGTCAATCGGCGCCAATACATAATACAACCCAAACTGATAACTGGATTTCGGTATCAATGACAAATGGTGATACCATGGTTATTAATACCACAACAACTATGACTAAAATACAACCAGTACCTCATTGTTTCTTTGCGGATTTCGGTGACACATTTTTTGCAGTAAATGGGGTTATTAATGGATGTAGTTGTTGTACGTTAATTATGCCAAATAAAGCGGTATAATAAAATAAAAATTAAGGATATTTATAAACATGACTTATATATTAAAAAATACATCGGGATTAATTAATACTAGATTAACAGACACTGGAAGACAAAAATTATCTCAAGGTAATTTTAACATCGAGTATTTTCAAATTGGTGACGGAGAAGTTTCATATAACTCTTTACCAAGTTCATATAATCAAGCTAATACAAACATATTTGAACCTAATTTTAATTCACAAAATTCAGCACCAACACAATCAAATAAACAATATGTAAAATATCCTTATTATGTTGATGGTGTAACAGGTAATACTTATGGTATTCCTTATTCAGAACCTGTGGTTTCTCCTGTATATAACCGAGCGGCAATGAGAGGATTTTTTACGGGAGACCTTAGTGCGACAACAATTAATTGGAGTGCAATTACAAATAGTTCTCATGTTATTAATTCTAATTATGTTGTTGATATGTCAGTATTAACTGGCGGTACCACGATTATGTTAATTTATTCAGGTTGTAACACCAATATTGTTAGAATGCCTGCTATAGGTGATTTATTAACAATCTATTATGATGGTAATGGTGACCACAATTGTGCCTGTAGTACTTACCCAACGCCAAGCCCAACACCTTCACCAACCCCAACTCCAACCCCATCATATGACCCTTGTATCTTACCACCAACCCCAACTCCGTCACCAACATTTTGTCCAATAACACCGACACCAAATTGTGACCCTGTTGTGGAACCAGAATGTCTTATGGATATGAGTAGTTGTTACCCAATGATGACATATAAAATTGTCGATATTTGTTTAGGTGTTTACACATTAGATAGGCCAACACCTAATTTTTCAGGAAGTTCAAATGTTTGTTATGCGAGAACTATCGTATATCCGCCAAATATGACATCACTTTATGATACACTAACACCATGTAAACATTGGAATGAGGATGTTATTAATTTTGAGTCTGTTTGTTATACAGATGAGTTTGATGTTAAAATTTGGAATATGAATATTCCATGGTCGGAAAATCCTGCGGGGTTAATTCCGACAATAAATGAAGGATTTGCGGATTTTGGTTCAGCGACATATATCGGGTCAAAAGAATATTTGGGTTATATGTCGAATAGTGGGCAGACTGACAGCAGTTCAGTATACTACTACAACTCTTTCGATGAAAAAGTTACTGTACAACCAAAAGACCAAAAATCTATTGCCATTATTCACTATACAAATCAAAGTATTGATTTCTTTTATGGTGAAAAATTTGCATTAGAACCTTATGACCCTACGGCGCCTGCTAATACTATTGGGCAAGCAAGAAACTTTAGACTACATATTCCATGGCTTATGTGGCATAAAAATCCTGAATGTTGTTTAGGTGAAACTTTTTGGGTTGACCCTCCAGGGTATGACGGATTAAATTTATTTCAAGTACAATACTTGAAATCTACTAAGAATGCGGATATGAATAACCCTGGTATGAGATACTACCAATTATGGGATACTAATACAAATGATGACGGGTTCCCAAGTAGAGTTGGTAAAGTTTTCCCTGACCAAAAAATTATAGTGATTGATGATGAAGAGATTATTGCTGCTATGTCTTATAAATCAAATCGTAATTGGACTCTACCTTCACCAAAACTTACTTTAGTTGCACCAAATACATGTGGTACTGATAATACTTCATATATTGGTGTGTTAACAGGTGATACTGAGTATATGTATGTGACTTATAGAATTAGTAATACGATTAATTTTACTAATTCATTACATTGTAACTATTATACTAGAATACAAGGTCCAAATTTAACTTGTATACCAAGTGCGTCGCAAAACGTGTCAATTAGGTTTGGTCCGGAGTTTGGTTGTTTAAATCAACCAGATTATACACCAACAACTACAACAACTACAACTACAACAACATTATGTCCATCTGTTTGTTATACGCCACAAGGATTTTACGGTGATAAATTTGAAATTATATGTCAAAAAGTTATTGGTGATATTAGACCTGATTCGTCCGAGTGGAAAATAATCGATGTAACATCACAATTAAGTGCAACAACCGTTGGAGGGTATATTACTCAAAACGGTATAACAGGTAATACATTTACTATTACTCAAGATGACTATGATAATGCACCTTATTACGATTTAAATACATATATACCTCTAACCCCTGTTGGAAGCACTACACCATCTTTAAATTTTGGGGACGAATATTATTTCTATGGTTCGTTAGAAACGGATATTCAAGCTACAATATATGAGATGAGGTATAAAATTAATTTAGGTGTTGCTGAATTTCAAGCAACTTCAAACCCAACATGGACTCAAGGGACTGACTCATATATAACTGATATTGGTCTTTACGATTCTGATAAGAATCTTATGATTATATCAAAGATGCAATCACCTGTTTTAAGACAAGGGATTCAACAGTTCCTGGTTAAATTTGATTTCTAATTTTAAGGTTGGATATAATCACTAAAACTTTTTTATAGAACAAAAAATGATTAGAAATAAATTAAAAGAAAGTCCAAAAGTTTTAGGTCTTGATGTGTCAACTCGAACAATCGGTGTTGCATTATTTGATATACAAAGTAGAGAATTATTAGAATTAACTCACGTATCACCAGTTCCAAAACCAAAAGAAGAGTCTAAAATTAAGGAATTATTACTTAAGAGTGATATTTTTAGAAATAAGTTAATTGAATATAAAGACTTAGGTATTGTTAAGGTTATTATTGAAGAACCATTATTAAATTCAAATAATGTTTATACTATTAGTATTTTATTAAGATATAATACCTTAATTACTAAAGAAATTTATGATGTTTTAGGTATTGTACCTGAATTTATATCCACCTATAATTCACGTAAGTTTGCTTACCCTGAATTAGTTAGAGAAAACAACAAAAATAAGTTTGTTTTATTTGGGGGATTCCCAAAAGACTGTGATAAAAAACAAATCATATGGGAACAAGTTGCTAAAAGAGAACCACAAATACAGTGGTTGTATACTCGAAACAATACATTAAAGAAAGAAAACTTTGACCAAACAGACGCCTATACTTGTGTATTAGGTTATATGAGACAAGAAAAACTTTGGTAATATCGTATAAATAACCGATAATATAGAATATCGTCTTTTTAGACGATATTTTTTTTTACCTTAAAGTTTTGATTTACTCAATTTTGAGCAGTAGTTGAGGTTATTATAATTGGAACACCACAGTTTGCGGTTGTTACTGTAAAAGAATAGTTTATTTCAAAAACTTGGTCAATAGATAATACAGAGTTGTTGTATGAACCAATACTTAATTGAGCATTCGAAATAAATCCGGTACAAAATGATGAAGGTACCATTGCCTGTAAATAAACCGATACCACAGCACCTGTTTGAACTGAAAAAGTATTTGAATAGACACCAGCAGCTAAGCTAGATTGAAACGTATATACTATAACACCATTAACTTTTATATTACCCGTTGTCCAAGAACAATAGGTTTTTGTGTGAGTGTAAGACATGGTACAAGGTTGTGGTGTTACAGTTGTTGTTGTTGTTGTTGTTGGTGTTGCCGCCGCAGAACAAGCATTACAACTAGGGTATGTTGAGAAACCAGTGAAGTAATTACCAGACCAAGTAATTACATTTGTGTTTGGGGAAAATTGTCCCGGTGAACATAAGGAAGAGCCAATAAATTTCCAACACACCCCTGTAGTAGGGTTACGTAAAACATTCCCAACAATAGTTGTTGGTGTTGCCGGTACAGTTTGAACTAAGACCTGCAGGGTACTAGATGAATTGTTATTATTGTTAGTACAATCTGTAAACACATAATAAGTTAAACATGGAGTTGGAGTTACGGTTGATGATGGTGTTGGAGGTAATCCTGATGTTACGGTAGGAGTTGGCGTTTGTGTTGGTGTTTGGGTTGGCGTATTTGTTGGTGTACTTGTTGGCGTAATAACACAGTTTAAACAATCACCTAAATTAGAAAAACCAAAAGGACCTGCAAGTAAATCCATTTGGTTAATACCTATGATATCGTTGTTTACCCCAATATAACTCACACATTTTGACACACCATCAACAAGTGATTCAAAAACCATATATATTTCTATATCAAGACCTGGAGTTGGGTTCTCAAGGACACTTGTTGTATAATACATACTACCATTAAAACAGTCTTGGAATTGTTTACTTGATGGACATTTAATTAAGTCATTAACAGTATTAAATGTTACGTTTCCTAAAAAGTCACACGGTCTGTCAATTGCGGGTGTAGGTGTTGGTGTGGTTGTTACTGTAGGTGTTGGTGTTGGTGTAATAGAACTAATCGTTGCATCAACACTAACATTTGAACATACATTTATTGGTGTCTGAGTAGGTGTCTGAGTAGGTGTTGGGGTCTGAGTAGGTGTTTGCGTTGGAGTAGGAGTAAAGTCACAATCAAATAATGCCGTAAAGTCAACATCACACGGTAATGTAGGTGTTGGCGTTGGTGTAGGACAAATACCTGCAAGTAAATTGTCGTCACATAAATCAGGACAAATACTATAACAAGGTGATTTACCCGATAATAAACAAATACCACCTAAACTGGTCGATAAACACCATTGAGTGTTTGTCGTGTCATAATAAATAAATAATGAATTTAATGTACCAACCCAATAAAAATTAATACCATAAGCACCAACTCTTACGTAGTTATCGTCCCATAAGACATTGCCCGTATCATATAAACAATAGTTTATTACCGTACAAAAACCTACAGGTATTGATGTTTCAGTTGGTGTTGGCGTTGGTGTTTCAGTTGGTGTAGGAGTATTTGTTGGTGTTTGGGTTGGAGTTTCGGTTGGTGTAGGAGTATTTGTTGGTGTTTGGGTCAGCCCATTTGTTGGCGTATTTGTTGGTGTTTCAGTTGGTGTTGGTGTTTGGGTTGGTGTATTTGTTGGTGTTTCAGTTGGAGTATTTGTTGGAGTTTCAGTTGGTGTTTGGGTTGGTGTTTCAGTTGGTGTTGGTGTTGGTGTTTCATTTGGGGTTGGAGTATTTGTTGGTGTAGGTGTATTTGTTGGTGTTTCAGTTGGCGTATTTGTTGGTGTTTCAGTATTTGTTGGTGTATTTGTTGGTGTTTCAGTATTTGTTGGAGTATTTGTTGGAGTATTTGTTGGTGTTTCAGTTGGAGTATTTGTTGGAGTATTTGTTGGGGTATTTGTTGGTGTTTCAGTTGGCGTTGGTGTAACTGTTGGTGTTGGAGTATTTGTTGGAGTATTTGTTGGTGTAGGTGTATTTGTTGGTGTTTCAGTTGGCGTATTTGTTGGTGTTACAGTATTTGTTGGGGTAACTGTTGATGTAGGTGTATTTGTTGGGGTATTTGTTGGGGTATTAGTCGGAGTTTGAGTCGGCGTTTGAGTCGGAGTATTTGTTGGAGTTACAGTATTTGTTGGAGTATTAGTTACAGTATTTGTTGGAGTATTTGTTGGAGTATTTGTTGGAGTATTTGTTGGTGTTTCAGTTGGAGTATTTGTTGGAGTTACAGTGTTTGTTGGAGTATTAGTTGGCGTAGATGTTGGAGTTTCAGTTGGGCTTGGTGTAGGAGTATTTGTTGGAGTTATTGTATTTGTTGGTGTTACAGTATTAGTTGGAGTATTAGTTGGAGTATTAGTCGGTGTATTAGTTGGTGTATTTGTTGGAGTTACAGTATTAGTTGGCGTTATTGTATTTGTTGGTGTTGAAGTATTTGTTGGAGTATTAGTTGGAGTTGTTGTTGGTGTTGGTGGAGGATTTGTTGAGGTAAGAGTTGGGGTGGGTGTTGGAGTTTCAGTTGGACTTGGTGTAGGAGTATTTGTTGGAGTTACAGTATTTGTTGGTGTTGGTGTATTTGATGGTGTTGAAGTATTTGTTGGTGTTATTGTATTTGTTGGTGTTGATGTATTTGTTGGCGTTATTGTATTTGTTGGTGTTACAGTATTAGTTGGAGTATTAGTCGGCGTATTAGTCGGCGTATTAGTTGGAGTATTAGTTGGAGTTGGAGTTGGGGTTGGGGTTTGGGTTGGAGTGTTAGTTGGAGTTGGAGTTGGGGTAGGTGTTGGGCTAAGTGGTGGTGTACAATACCAACTTGGAGCATTACACATGTTTAGAGTAACAGTTACAGTTGAATAAGTTGCGTTAGTTTTAACGTCATTAATATATAAATATGGAATTGGGTTTAGTATATTAACACACATGTTGAATGTACCAGGCACCTCAAATGGGTATGATAAAGTTTCTCCAAGCTGACAATTATACATGTCAACAAATACTACTCCGTCAACTGCAGGGTCAGTATTACCTACGGCATCATTTAAGTCCTTAGAATCAATATAAATGTCAACACACGTACAAGTTGGTAATGGTATAATATTGGGACTTTGACATTTTGCCGTATGGTCGACCATACAAGCGGCACAACCACCTCCAGGTGTATACTCAAAATAGGTGTTAACACTATTATAGTGAGTCTCAACATAACCAGCAAGTTTGGCCTCCCAACATACATCATTTGTGTCATAATAAATTTTACCTGCAATAAACTCTGAGTTTGTAACTCCATCAATTGTTGGCGTACATGGCCTAATAATTACTGCATTGTTAAAACAACATCTTAAAAATACTGTATTACATTCTGGTATTTGCGGCATTTATTTTAGTTTTTTTGTTATATGGTTATCTCAGTCTATAAATACCTTTAAGGTTCTTTTTATTTTTAAAAAAAATTGTAATACAAATAACGTTTTTTACAAATTTCTCACTTAACCCAACGTAAATTTGTTGTATATTAATTAATTTCATATTCCATTCCTATAATAGTATCAATTTAGGTTTTAATGGTTATAAACTTAAATAAGTGATAACTTCACAACTATTATTATCAATAACCTTTAGATTAAAACTTAACTGACTTCCCATAACTGACGGAATAACAAACGAGTATGGCGCCGAATTGATTGTGTCAATATAAATACATATTGTTATTGGGTCGTCACAAAGATAAATATCAAATGGAGATGCTCCTGTAATGTTGTTAATTGTTATATTTGTTGACATTGAGATTTCTTTTTAGATAAATATAATCAGAGCCAAAAACTTGTGAAGGTTGATTAACTTAATATTTTTAATTATTATGTGTTATATGTCAGACGATAAAGAAATTTTATTAGAATTACTTAGGGAAATCCTTGGTGATGAAAAACAACATTATGAGTCTAAAGGGCAAATCGCGTTCGACTGTGTAATATGTGATGAAGATAGACATAAAGGTAATTTAGAGGTTAACTACTTACATCACGTATATAAATGCTGGAGTTGTGGTGACGTTAATAATACTAAAGGACCTCTTGGTAAATTATTTGACCAATTTGGAAATAAAAAACAAAAAAAAGTCTATAAACTACTACAACCCGAAGAGTTTAAACCCAAAGAAGAAAAATTTCAAAAATTAAGACTACCTGAAAGTTTTACTTTATTTAAGGACTCAAGTACCGTTTATCCTGTTAGAAGACAAGCCTACAACTACTTAAAGAACCGTGGTATTGGTGATGATATTATTGAAAAATATGGTATTGGATTTTGTGATAATGGTTCCCATAAAGGTAGAATTATTGTACCATCGTATGATAAGAAAGGTGAACTAACTTATTATATCGCAAGAAGTTGGGACCCAAACACACGAGCTAAATATAAAAATCCACAAGCGGAAAAAGATAAAATAATCTTCAACGAACACTTAATTGATTGGAAAAAAGATATATTTTTAGTTGAGGGTGTTTTTGACGGGTTTTTCCTACCAAATAGTATTGCAATGTTGGGTAAACATATGAGTGAATTATTATTTAACTCGTTATACAATAAAGCAAAAAAAAATATAATAATTTCATTGGATGGCGACGCTTGGGACAATTCAACTAGATTATACGAAGAATTAAACGGTGGTGGTCTATATGGTAAAATAAAACTATTAAAATTACCAAAAGATAAAGACGTTTGTGATTTAAAAGGTGAAATTAACGACTATTATTATACTATGAAGTTTTAATATGGAAATTGGTAAATTAATTAAAGTTAAAGTTGGTGATATCAAAGCTCCTGAATGTATTGTTTGGACGACGGACAATTTAGATATGGTTGATGAAATTATTAAGAATTACGATGTGAATATTAGTGCTATTAAGATATCAAAAGATTTTAAACTCATTGATGGTGGTCATCGACTTTGCATACTTTGGGAAGAATATGGGGATAAACATGAGATAATGGTTAGACAAGTTCCAATCAATCAATGGTTGTTTTATACCATATTATTTACGTTTTTACCAATATTATTTCCCGTGGGAATTGTTTTGAGGGTTTTAAAACAAAAAAAAAATAAAAAAAAATGGAATTAAATAAGATTGCGGAAGAAATTCGAGAGATTTTACAGAAAAGGAGAGATGAGTTAGATTTAACCTTTGTGGAGGACACTCACACATATTATATGAAGGATTTAGATGGTAATATCAAAGATGATTACCCTTCGGTGAGTAAGGTTATGAAATATTTTTACGAGGAGTTTGATAGTGAAGGTATCTCTTTAAGAAAGGCTAAGGGTGACCTTGAAGTCCAACAACAATTACTTGATGAGTGGAAAGCTGCTGGTGATTATTCTACAAACATGGGTAGTAGAGTACACTATTTGTTAGAGAAGAAACTTATAGAAATGTTTGGTAATTACAAGGAAGTGCGACAACCAATTTTTGATTGTGACTTTACACAGATACTTAAAGGTGATTCAATGGTCTCGGCTGGAAGTGATTATTTAAATCTTATGATTGAAAGAGGTGCGGTGTTATTAGATACTGAGATTGTGTTAGGTGACCCTGAATTAGGTTATACAGGACAACCTGATAAGGTGTGGTTAATCTTTAATAAAGAAATGACCGAGTTTGGTTTGATAATTACCGATTGGAAATCCAATAAACCTAAAAACTTTGAACAGACTCATTTTACGACAAAAATGAAATACCCATTTCAAAAACACCCAAACAATGCTTTAGGTCACTATTTCACACAATTACCATTCTATGGTAAATTGTTACTTAAAATGTTGAAGGGTACTAAATATGAAAATATTAAACTATACGGATGTATTGTTGTTTTAGTAAAAGAGATTGGTGAGTATGAGGAATTTAGAGTACCTAAAGAAGTAATTACAACTATTCTTGATATGGATATGAAAAAATATTTGACTAAAAAATAAAAAATAACTATATTTTATTATGAAAAATAATATAACATTGGTATGGGTGCATACCACAACTTTGGATTATTTTATTCCAAATGGATTAACAATAAATTATATAATTAAATAAAATGGAAGATATTTTAAAACCAAAAATTGACCTTAAAAAACAACCAACTGTTGAATGTGAAAAATGTTCCTCAAAATATTTTAAAGAAGTTGTTTTGATAAAAAAAGTTTCTAAACTAATGACTGGTAGTTTTGATGATACGTTAGTTCCATTCCCAACATACCGATGTGATGATTGTGGGCATGTTAATTCGGATTTTGTGTTATTTGACGAAGGTAATAATACTAATTTAGTTTAAGATGGACTATAAAGAATTTTACATTTGGTTAGATGGGTTTATGACAAATAGATGTTGGACAACAATTAAACAGATTGACATTCAAAGCATTCAAGATAAAATGAAAGAAGTTAAAGATGATTTACCTAAATTAGGTGGTAATAAGTTATCTAATGAATTTATACCAAACGCGGCACCAACCAATCCTTTAAGAGATATGATTTGGGATATCCAAAAAAAATAGTAATGTGATTATGATTGAAGATATTAAAGTTATACACCTTAAGAGTAATGCTCAACAACTTGAAACATGGATTGCCATGTTAAATGGTGAAATTATAGGCCACATATATATGGAACGAGAAGAAAGTAATAAAATAAAATTCTTAGATGCTTGGGTACATGAGGAACATAGACTAAAAGGTGTTTTTAGAATGTTGTGGGATACTAGATGGGAATATGTTAAAACTCGTTATAGTGGATATACAGTATATGCTTGGTGTAAACCAGGTTCATTACCATTATTAATTGAAAAAGGATTCACTGAAGGTGAGACATCAACTTATGTTGAAAAAATAATAGAATAAATAAATTAAAACTATGAAAAACTTATTAACCATCATTGTTAGTACATCAATTCTTATTGGAATATTTGCCGCCATTATCAATAATAGAGCGAATACCAAATTCAGTGGAGTAATAAAAGATAAAGAAAGAATAATTGATAGTCTTAAAAAAAACCCCCATGTAGACACTCTATGGTTATCATTACCTGAAGACTCCATTAAGGTTCAAATAGGAAAACAATTAAAAAAAATTCAATCTCAAAGGGATAGAAATCGGGCGTTGAAAGAATATATTATTTTTTTAGAAAATGATAACCAATTTTTAGGTAGTGTTCTTGCAGAGAAAGAATTAAAAGACGGTATCAAATAATAAATAAATTACTAAAAACATAAAAAATGAAAAAAAGAACACTTAACGAGTTAAGACAAGAAAAAGAATTTGGTTACAAACCACCGGTAGATAAGAAAACAAAACCGGAACAAATTTTTGAGATTAAAATTACCATAACAGATGGAGAAAAAAAAATAAAATCAAAAATTAATGTTTCCGATTATAAAACATCAAAAGAATTACATAACGTTAGTTTAGTTGATGAAACAGTGGCCGCTTTATTAGTTGAATTTGAAAATAATATCAAATAATAGAAGTAAAAATGATTGATATGTTATATAGATTAAGATATAAATTATTAAAATATGTGTTGTATAATCAACGTAAGATTGATAAAACAACAAAGATTACCCTAAACGATTAAACTTAATTTAAATTGGAAAATTATTTAGAGGTGGGCCAAACACCACTTATCCCTATTGATATTGATGGAGTCATTATTTGGGGTAAGGCAGAATTTATGAACCCATCAGGTTCTGTTAAAGACAGACCAATCAAAAACATTTTAACACGAGCGGTAGAGAATGGTTTATTATCCAAAGGAGGTACCGTTGTTGAAGCAACTAGTGGAAACGCAGGTATTTCATTTGCCATGTATTGTGCCGAAATGGGGTTTAAATGTGTTATTGTAATGCCATCTAACATGAGTGAAGAACGTAAAAAAATGTTACGTCTATATGGTGCGGAACTTATTGAAGTTGGACCTGGTGATTTTGATTCTGCAATTAAATTAAGAGATGAGTTGGCAGAAAAAAATGGATGGTTTAATGGAAATCAATTTGCATCGCCTTGGAATATAGAGGCTCATAAAGAAGGGACAGGTGTTGAACTAATGTATCAGGCAATTAGTAATAAAATTAGACCATCAGCATTTGTATTAGGAACTGGTACTGGTGGAACACTAATGGGGGCGGGAGAAACACTTAAAAATTTTTATTATGATATGGAAATTGTTGCGGTTGAACC